TCAGCCCCACCCGACATCGAGGACGGTCTCGGTCGTGCTGGCCTCGCTGGATTCCTCGGCTGTCCCTGCCGACGTCCCGGAACTGGCCTCCTGCGCTACGGCGGACGGCTCGGTCGTCTCGGCTGCGGCAGGCGTGACCGTGGCCCCCAGCGTCAGCAGGGCCGATGCGACCGCGAGGCGAAGTCTGACCACGGAAACCCCTTACTCGAACGCATATGTGGACTCGTGTCACTGAACGTAGGGTTGCATGCGGGAAAGGTGAGATCCAAGGGGCCAGCCGTGCGGAAAGCTGCACGTGCAGGATCCCGCACAGCAACGGGGGCCGAACGTGAGCGAGTTGGACAGAACGGGCGATGAACTCCCGCTACTTCCCGATGACCTTGAGATCTACCGGATCATCGCCGAGGGAGGAGACCTCCCTTCAGGTCAGAACGTCGATCGCCTGGTCGCTCTACGCCTGGTCGACCCTGACCCCTACCGGCCCGGCAAATACGTCCCCCACGACCCCCGAGCCGTCGCCAAGGCACTCACCGCTGCTGCACTGCGAGACCTCTCGCAGCTCACCGATCGCATGTCTCACATACCCGCCCTGGAACGACTCGCCGAGCACTTCGACCCCCACCGGCTCTACGGCGGCCCTAGCTCCGAGTACCTCGCCACAGCCGAGCAGATGAACGCCCGCCTCGGCGAAACCACTACGGCGGCCGCGACCGAGATCATCACCCTCCAACCCTCTGAGCCTGCCGACCGCGACCCCGCGATCCTCCGACTCGGCATCGAGCGCACCCGGGCCGCCCTCGCCCGCGGCATCCTGGTGCGGTCGCTGTACCACCGCAGCGCCTACGAACACCCACAGACCCAGCAGTACGTCGGCCAGATGGCCGCCGACGGCGCCGACGTACGAGCCTCCGGCGCACCCGGGCCGCGCATGGTCATCATCGACGGCCGGCACCTCTTCATCGACAACCACGTCCTGGAGGACGCCGAGCCGAACTCCGGCTGGCACGTCTTCGATCGCAGCGCCGTGGCCTGGGCCCGAGCCGTCTTTCACCACTTCTGGGACCAGGCCACGCGCTGGCAGGACCTGTCGAAGCCAGCTGACCGTAGAGCCCTCACGGAGCGCCAGCAACGCATCCTCCGCGAACTCGATGCCGGGTACTCCCAGCAGCAGGTCGGCCCACGTATCGGCCTCAGCGAGCGCGCGGTGGCGAAGGAACTCGCAGCGATCCGAGAGGGACTCGGGCTCCGCTCGACCTATCAGGTCATGGCCTGGTGGGGGAGGGCGTCCACAGTCGAGTCCTCATGATCCTGTGGAGCTTTCACGCACACACCGTCTACTAGCTGTAGATCGCCCAATGCTCTGGGTACAGTGCAAGCGGGGAGACGGACGTGTCCATTCCGTCCGTCTGACGCACAGCCCCAAGCAAGCCCGGTCGGGAAGCTCGGGAGGCTCCCGGCCGGAAGGGCGCCCCTCGCCGCGTGGATCGGCGAGGGGCGTCACATCGCACAGTAAACCGCCCCGCCCTCCATACGGAGGACGGGGCGGCGGCGTTCAGCCATCTCAGGCGAACGCCTTGCGGGGCCAGCGGACGCACATCACACTGCCCCGCCTCCCAGGCCGGCACCGCTCAAGCGGCCAGCCCAGGGGCCTGGGAACGTCACCGACAGCTCGTGAACAGGTAGTTCGCTGAGTTACCCATGGGCCTCAAGATCACACAAATTAGGGTGGACCCTAATCACATTTGATCACGCGGTCGGGAGCGTGGACGGGTGTCACGCCCCACCCCGCCCGACGACCGGGTCCTCGCCCGCCGCCGCCAGGTGGGAGAACAGATCCGCCGCGTCCGTGAGCACCACAACCTCACCCAACCGGACGTCTGCGGACGCTCTGGAATCGACATCGCCACGTACAGCCGCATCGAGCAGGGCCACTCCTCCCCCCTGCTCGACACCCTGATCCGCATCGCCGATGCCATCGGCGTCGAACTCGTCGACCTCGTACGGTGACCCGCCGCCGGCGCGGGGGATTCCCCGGCGGCGGGTCCGGCCGCCCCTCATCGGCACGAGGGGCGGGCTGCCGGCGCCCTGGAAGGTGGACGGGCGCCGGGGACTCAGCGGCCCAGGCCCGCCGGGACGGCCTGGTACGGCAGCTTCCGGCATCGCCGTTTGTGGAAGTACACGGTCGGCGCGGCAGTCGAGGCAGTGTCTATGGGGTACGACCTGTACTCCTCGTCGTTCCGGATCGACTTCTGGCAGTCTCCACAGATCTTGATCACGGCTTCCTGACCTTTCGCGGGCGGCTCCACGGGTGACAGGCGCAGCGGCATCGCGACTGGAGCAGGACACCCTTGGAGTAGGGCAGGAGGATGTCCTTGGTCTGGCGGCACATGCCGTGCAGGGCCTTGTGCTCGGGCCTCTGCCCGACGGCGCACTCGGCCGACATCAGGTCGGGGTCAGTCGACGTTGGTGCTTCCGTGCTCACGGGCGCTCACCTCGCGACCGGGCGTTGGCGACCTTCACGTCCGCGCGCAGGGCCTCGCTGAGCGTGGCCTGGCGGATGTGTTCGGGATCAGCGTCCCACTCCCGTCCGCCGCTGATCGGCCGCAGCTGCACGTACGGGCCCTCGAATCCCATGACCCTGCCGAACCGCGCGCGGCCGGTGTCCTCAACGGTGTCGCCGATCTGCGGCTTGTACGCGGTCATCGTCACCGCGCCTCCCCTGGGCTGGCTGCCAGGAGCCGAAGACAGGGCATGTTGATCTGGTGGGGCATGTTGATGCTCCCGTTGCTTGCTGTGCGTTTGCTGACCGTCACAGCGTGCCAACGCGGCAAGGGCTCTCCGTTCACAGGTTGTGAACGGAGAGCCCAGAGCTTCCCTTGACTACATGTAGCGCAGTCGGCTATACGCCGCTCCACTCGGCGAACTGCCGCAGGTCTTCCCCCGCCCGCTGCCGCGCCCTCAGCAGCGTGCCCACCGTCTCGTGTACCTCCGGGTGGTAGCGCGTAAGCATGGGCGCCAGATCACGCGCCTCCTGCAACGACTTCAAGGCTTCCTTGCCGCGTGCTGTCCACGCCTCGGCGGCGGCCCGCCGGATCAGGAAGCCCGCGACACGGGTCGGCTGGTAGTTGTCCGGCCAGCGCACCTCGGAGGCCACCCGGACGGCCTGCTCGTGGTCGTCCCGGTAGATCGCCATGTCCAGCTCGCCGAGCTTCACATTGAGGTTGCCGAACGCCAGCGCGTACCGGGCGCCCGGCAGTTCCGCCGCGGCGTCCGCAGCGGCGCCAGCCTCCGCCAGCTCGCGGGCCTCGCCGAGCCAGTCCCCGGCCGCCGAATGGTCCTCAGAAGCGGCAGACAGCGCCGACGCACGCAGCAGAAGCGTGCCGCGCACCGCCATCGTCGACGGCTCCCCGTCGTCGTCCAAGTCCCGCAGAGCCTGCCGCACCAGCGCCACACCGCGGTCCGGCCGGGCCGTCTCCGCGTGCGTCATGACGGCCCGCTCATACCGCTCTACGGCAACTTGGCGCGGATCACCCGAGTGCGGAGCGGAGGCCGCCATACGGGCCAGGGCCTGGCGGGCGAGCCCCATATAGCCGAGCCGGTACGCGACGATCGCCGTCGTACGGGACACCTCGGCGAGCATGTTGTGCGCGCGCTCCCGGTCCCGGCCGGGGGCCGCGTCCTGCGCGGCGACCGACAGCACCGAGATGAGTTCGGGCAGGGCCTCGGCGACGGCCGAGAACTCGCCGGCCGCCCGCTGCCGTGCGACCTGGGTGGTCGTGGTCGCGATCTCGTCGAGGGTTCGGGGCGGCAGGTCGTCGTCCGGGGGGATGTCCCAGGAGTCGAGGGCGCTCGTGATGGGGCCGAGCAGCGCGTCGAGTTGGTCGGCCTGGAGCATCTGGACGTACGGCTGCCCGTGAAGGACGGAGACGGTGACGCCGAGGGCGCGAGCGAGTGCGCCCACGATGGCGGGGCTGGCTGCCCGGTCTCCGGTTTCCACCATGGAAATCATGGACCGGGAAACGTTGGAGCGGGTGCTGAGCTGGGTCAATGAGTAGTCGCGGATGAGACGGAATTCGCGGACGCGGTCGCCCACGCTTGTGTGTGCGGTGGTGTCGGGCATACTGGCTCCCGGATTGCGTTGCTGACACTTCGCAATGTACGCCCGGTCCAGTACCCGGTGTACTCTCATCGGCCCCCGCCTTGACAGCGGGGGCCGACGTGCTTTCCGGCTGATCCCGAGCATGATGAAGGGCCCCCTCCCGCCCGGAAAGGCGGAAGGGGGCAAACCGTCAGCGGGCCAGCAGAGCGAACAACCCCGTACCTGCACCTACGGCACCGGCCAGGGCCGCCATCGTCGGCAGAGGCCACCTGCCCTTCTTCAGCGCCTCCACATCCGCGCGGAGGTCACCGATGTCCTTTTCGGTGTCCTGCCGGAGCTGCTGGAGGTCTCTCTCATTGCGGTCCGACCGCTCAACAAGCACCGCCAACGAGCCCTTGACCTCGGCGAAGCCCGTGGCGACCGTACCGCGAAGGCGCTCCAACTCCACCGCCACGGACGCCTCCGGAACCGTCATCACACCCCCCGGGCGAGGGACGCGCTGTTCGTGACGTCGCGCCAGCGCGCCACCAGACCCTTTGCCAGGGAGAGCACTGCGCCGCCCCCGCCGATCGCGGCGGCATGCCACATGCTGCCGTCCAGGGGCTGGGTGACGACGATGCCTGCGAGGAACGACTGGAGGAACGTCGCCAGGACACGTTCCAACAGGTCCCGGGCGTACGTGCCAGCGGTCTTGATGACGGTCTCGCTCAGGGCAGCCATGTTCAGATCTCCTTCGCTTCGGTGCCGGTGCCGGTGCCGGTGCCGGTGCCGGTGACGTCGACGCTCACGTTCACCACTGCGTCCGCGATGGCCGCCTGAACAGCCGCGACGACTGCGGCCGTGTCCACACCGGAGCCGACCAGCTTCGCCAGCGCCGCGATCGCCGCCGACTGCCCGGCCTCCGCCGTCTGAAGCGCGCGTACGCGCTTGCCGATGTCGATGAGAATGCTCGCGGGCTGCCACTCGGGGTTGCCCGCGCTGGTCCACGCTTCCGGGACACCGACCACCGTGTCGGTCTTCCACACGGCCTTGCAGATGTCGGCGTTGCTCATGCCTGCCATGGGGTCCTCCTCCGTCGTCGAGCCGGGACTCCAGCTCGCAGGGTGCTCCAGTCGCTCGGCGATCGCCGAGCGGAAGGCGGTCATACCGAAGCTCGGGTCGATCTTGCGGCGGGTGCCTTCCTTGTGGCCGATCACGCTGTCGGCGGTCCAGCCGTGCGCCCGGCACAGTGCCGCCGCCCACCGGACGGCCTGGCCGTACTGCACGGCCGGGTACGGGTCGCTGCCGTTGCCGAGGTTCTCGATCTCGATGCCGTAGTAGTGGTCGTTGGCGTCGACCGGCTCGGCCGCGTCCGGTTGCGGGTGCGTGGGCGACTCTGCGACTACCGCGTCATGGGCGTTCTGCGCGAAGCTGCCGGCGTGGTTGGCGCGGCCGTGGCCGACCATCGTCGCCACCCCAGTCTTGGACAGGTGGGTGTGACACAGCGGGCCGGGCAGGTCGGCGGTGCCGGTGTAGCAGAAGTCGAGCGAATCGTTGCCTGCGGTGTGGTGGATGACGATGCCGTTGACCGGGCCGAACGTCTTGCCGGTTGCGGCGTCGCGGTTGTGGGTGCGCCAGGATTTGTACTCGCGGACGTTGACGCCTTCGGCCGTCAGCGCGGCCACGATCTGGTCGGCGGAGAGCGGCGCGGCCATCAGACCTGCTCCTCGTTGGAGGCGGCGAGGACCGCCCAGTTCTTGGCGTCCCACAGGCGCTCCAGGGCGCGGGTCACCTCGGGCCCGGTGACCGTCTCGGCGAGCCGGTGCGCCAGGTCGTGGAACGGCCGGCTCACGTCCTGGAGCAGGGCGGGCAGGTGGTCGTACCGGAAGTTGTCGAGCAGTCGGGCGACGGCGGGATGGGGCTGTGCGGCCATGAGCGCCTCCAGGGCATGAAGAAAGCCCCGGCCGGGCGGCACGGGGCGGGGAGAGGGGAGATGGGGGTCAGGCAACTCGGGTCAGCGTCAGCGCGCTGCCAACCCGCAGGATCGTGTCTGACGCGTTCGAGGTGTTCTGCGCCCAAAGGAACGTCACATTCCCGGCGGTGGCGCCGGTGACGAGCTTCCCCTTGAAGGTCGTGCCAGTGCCCGACGCGAACGTCACGGTGCCGGCCGCGGTGGCTACGCCGACGCCGTCGTTGTCGGTCCACGCCATCGAGGCGCTCGCGGGGACGGACCAACCCGCGCGGAAACCGCCGCCGCCGTTCGTCCACACCGCGATCACCTCGACGTCGTAGATCGCGTTCGCTGCGACCGGCCGGGTCAGATGCGGGTCAGCGGCCGGAGAGATCGTGTTCGCGCGGGACGTGTCCGTGCTCTTCAGGACCGGGTCGGGCTGGCCCAGCGCAGGGTGCCGCAGCAGCCCGGCCTGGACGGTGCCGCCGTCGAGGAACGCGACGATGTTCCGCAGGATCGTGGACGCCACGGCCGAGTAGGTCGTGTTGGACCCGGCGTTGGCCTCGATGCGGATCCGCTCGAAGATGTTCGGGGCCGCCGACACAGTGGACGCGTCCTCGACGGCGACCAGGTCGTCGCCGGCGGCCACGTTGAGGAACATCGCGGAGAACCGGTTGTTGTACGCGCCCGTCCCGCACACGAACGCCTTGTTCGTACTGCCGCCGTCGCGGCAGGTGACGTAGTTCAGGTCGAACACATTGGACTCGCCTGACGAGACCTGGACGAGCGTGTCGAACTGCTCCAGGTTGGTGCCCCAGAACCGCTGCGACGAGCCGTTGACGAGGATGCCGGTGCAGCCGGTACCGGATGCGTGAGCCTCTGCCATGGACCAGTTGTTCTGGTTCATCGTCCCGGCCGGGGACTCGACGTGGTACGCGACGCGGTTGTTACCGACGATGTCGACGAAGCTGCGGTTGATTACGCAGTCTCCGGGGTTGAAGTCGGCGTGCTCGGAGAACATCCTCCAGCCGTTGCCGCATCCACCGACCTCGATGTTCTCGAAGACCGAGCGGAACGGGGAGCCGAGGTGCAGGGCGTAGCCGGTGTGGCTGCCGTCCCACGGCCCGTTGATCTGCAAGTTCTTGAAGGAGGAGTTCCAGAACGAGCGGTGGCCCGATGTCACGCCGTTCGTTGTCGCCGACGAGATGCCGTGTGTCGCCCCGCCCACGGTGATCCCGAGGTCGCAGAGCTGCACTCGGACCACCCGGGTCAGGTGGATCGCGGACGTCAGCCCAGCGCCAGCGGTGAGCATGGTGGCCCGGGCGCCCTGGCCGAGCAGGGCGACGCCGATCTCGACGTCGACATCGTCGGTGCCCTCGATGGTCAGCGGAGCGGCCAGGGCGTAGTTGCCCACCGTCAGCTGCACAACTCCGCCGCCGTTGTCGCGGGCGTCGGCGAGGGCCTGCTGGATCTGCACGTTGTCGGCGACGCCGTCGCAGACGTACTGGGCGGCGGCGCGCACATCGGCCGGCGCGGTCGCCGAGGCCACGATCCGAGTGAGCGATGTGTAGCCGGATCCGCCTCCGCCGCCTCCTGCTCCGCCGTTTCGGGCGCCCATCCACACCCGGGAGGTGCCTCCCGTCTCCGCCCACATGCCGGTCACGCCGTCAGGGCCCTGGAACTCGCCGATGAAGCCGAAGCCGTCGGCGACGACCTGGGTGATCGGCTGGCTGTTTGCGTCGAGGAGGTCGGTGTACTGGGTGCCCCCGTCGTCCGAGTCCCAGAGCGTCACTGTGGCGCCGGAGCCGACGCCCCACAGGCCGTCTGTCGGCTGGACGACGAAGTCGGCGGCCGAGGCGCCGAAGGTGCTGCGTGCCACGTCAGCCCACCACCCAACTCACGTCGGCGAACAACACGTCGTCGGCGTTGGTCATGTCGGGCTTCTGGCTCATCCAGACCTGGCCCGCGCGGCTCTCATGATTGGCGGGGTAGATCGTGCACCGGCCGATTCGCGCACCGGTGATGTAGCAGTTCGCGTACACGTTGCGGGTCGGGTGCCGGTAAGCGGCCGGGATCAGGATCGGCAGCCGGCTGTCGTTGGGGCCTGAGAGGTTGCCGCCCGCCCGGGAGAACTGCCCCAGCCTCAGACACGCCACCCCGCTGCGCACTTCGAGCATCGGCGTGACCACGACTGCCCAGCCGCTGAGGGTGGAGGAGACGTCGATCGCGCCGCTGTAGCTGTAGACGTCGCGGTACGCGCTGCCGTCGTAGATACGGACCCGGCCGGTGTCGACCTCGTAGACCAGGTCCCCGAGGGTCGGCGGCAGGCCCGCGAGGGCCGCAGCGGTGGTGGGGCGCAGGCGAGAGCCGACATAGCGTTCACCCCGGCTCACGGTCACGGCCGCCGCCGCGTTGAGGACGGTGACGTCGGCCAGGAGGACCTCGTACACACCCGTGTCGCCCACGTCCTGCGTGAGCGTCGGGGCGCCGGACCCGGGCGTGCCCTCCTTGACGACGGCGCGCACCGTCCACGTAGAGCGAGCCAGCCGCAGGACAACGCGGTCCGTACGAGTCGAGCCGCTGCTGTTCGACGAGATTGCCAGGTTCACAGCCGTGGTGCCGGAGTACCAGGCGTGCCCGCGCACCGAGGCGAACACACCAGCTCGTACATCCACGGAGAGACCGGTGCCTGCGGCGACGACTGCGGTGTCGGTCGGGTTGCCCCAGACTCCGTCGCCGCTGAAAAGCGCGGCGATCTTCTCGTACTCCGCGTCGGTCACCTCCCGCGAATTGTGTGCCGGGGACGGCCAGCTGTCCTGAGCCACTGCTACCTCGCTTCCAGTCGGCCGAGCCTGCGGCCCAGCTCGCGCACAAGCCGCACCATCTGCGGGTCTGTCGTCGCCTCCGGGGAGCCGACCAAGCTCGTCACGTACTCGCCGCTGCCGGGAGTGGCCTGGAGGTGGATGGAGCGCACCAGGTCGGTGACCTCCACTCCGTGCGGCAAGGCGACCGTGACCCTGTCGCCGAGGCCGTAGTCGCGGCCGGCCCTCAGGTCCTCGGTGTCCACCGTGACCGTGGCCAACTCGACGGGCGCCGCACCCTCAGCGAGCGCTGCCGTGCCTTCCTGCGTGAGTTCGCCGGTCAAGTCGTCGACGGCACTGGCGTCGACGAGCTGCTCCACACGCCACCACGCCGACGCGGCCGCGGTATCGGCGACCTCGATGTAGGCGCGGGGGAGGGCTTGGTCGGAGCCTGTGACCAGGGCGTGTGTCACGGTTGGTGCGGACCGCTTGTAGGTGACCGCTCGCAAGTTGCCCAGGCCTTCGGAGAAGCGTGCGGTCGCGGTGAGGTCCTGCGGCTCGTACACCTCGAACTGGATCTGCGTCGCCGTTTGGCGGGTGCGGAAGCCGAGCCCGCCGCCGTCGATCGCGACTCTGCGGCAGGCGGCGAGGAGGCCCTCCAGGCGGGTGTTGACGCTCGTCGTGGTGCCGACCCCCGCCACCGTGGCGAGCGCGAAGTTCGAGATCCGACGGGCCACAAGCGCCCCAGGACCGCAGTTCTCATTCACCAGGGTCCGGATGATCACCTCGGCGTTGGTCGACGTGATCTGACGGGAGGTCTCCGGCTGCGCCGACCACGCTGATGCCGGGGCCGGCCACGTCAGATGCCCGGCCACCAGGGCAAGGTCGTCGGAGAAGCTGACTGTGACCTTGCCCGGCGGAGCCTCACCCTCCCCGCCGATCCCCCAGGAGAAGTCCTGCGGGATCTCCATCGGTCCGGCCATCCACACAGCGCCGTCCCTTAGGACGACGAGCCGGTTGCCGGGCTGGAGTTGAGCCATCACGTACGGGTGCGCGACCAGTTCGACACTCCCGGAGCCGGGTTCGTTGAACCGTACGGTGGCGTCGAGCGAGAGCCAGTCGGCGAGCGGGTCACCCTGCACGATCAGGGCTTGGTCGGTGACGAGGAGCTGGATCGCCAACACCTCACCCCCTTACGCGGTCTCGTAGCGGGAGTTGAAGGCGAGATCGACGGCGCTGCCGGGCCCGGAACCGCTGAGCGTGAAGGTGACGGCGTTATCGCCTGGTGCGAGACCCCACAGCACCGCGTCCGGCCAGTTCAGCGCGCCGACCCAGTTGTCGCCGTTCTCGAAGCGGACCTGAACTGGGTCGGTGCGTACGGTGACTTGCTCGCCAGCCAGCAAGTTGCCGTGGCCGACCGCGCTGGGGTCCAGCTCGAAGGACTTCCCCGCGCCGGTGTGCGTGAAGGTGACCAGGCTCGCGGGTCCGGTGATCGTCCACGTCGGCCACACGACCACGTCACCGGGGTTGGTGACGGTCGTCGCGCCGAGGACCTGGCTGGACGACACCGACGGGTACGGCTCCAGGAAATCGACGCCGACGCCCTGCTCGCGGTGCACCATGACCGGCACCGGGTCTACCCAGTACGGGTCCTCGCACCACAGCGACAGTACGGCGCTGTCGAAGATCCTCCCGAACCCGCGCGTGCCGCGCCCCTCCCACCCTTCCTGGTAGATGACGTTGATGCGGCGGCGGGTGCCGTCCGGCCGGGCGATCTCCAGCACCCCGGGTCCGTCCCTCAACGTCCGCGTGAATGCAGTCGCCAGCTGCCGCCAGCGCTGGACGAACTCCATGTGGTCCGCTCCGCCCACCCACAGCGGCCACACGATCGTCCTCGGCTGCGCCTGCACATGCCTCAGGCGGGCGCCCCCGCGCGGGTGCGCGTCCGTCGTCAGCTCGTACGGCGCCGCCCCCAGCCCCGACACCCCCTCAGCGAGCGTGTACCAGCCCAGCGAGCGGCGCGTCAGCGGCCACGCCACCCCCGCCGGGTCGTAGTAGGTGACCGTGGCCCTGCCAAGGTCCGGAAGGACGATCACGCCCCCGCCGCCGGGCTCGCCCGTGTCCGGCGGGGTGGTGACCGGGGCAGTGAACAGCGGCATTTACCGTGGCCTCCCCACCCGGGTAAGCGCGTCCTGGCGACGCTGTAGCGCCTCCAGGTCCCGCAGCGTCATCTCCCGCTGCGTCAGGTTGTAGGTGGTGGACGGGCTGTACACCCGCGACGGGCCACCGGCCGTGCCACGCGCTGCAGCCAGATCCAGTTGCCGCGGTGTCGGGGTGTCGACGAGGCCGGCCATCGACCGGTCGACCGCCCGGCGCCCCGAGTCGATGCCCTTGCTCAGACCCGCCGGAATGAACCTGCCGATCCGGGCCATCACCCGCGACGGGCTCTTGATGCCCAACTCCTTGCGGATCGCCTTGGACATCGACTTGGCGATCCGCAGCATCTGCCGCTCGATCGCCTTCTGCTGAGCCTGAAGACCCTTGACCAGGCCTTGCCCGGCGGCGATTCCCGCTCCGTACATCGCGTCCGCCGCGGTGTTGCCGGCCTTGCCCGCGACCTTCACGAGCGCCGCCTGCTCGGCGTTGATCTTCTTGATCTGCTCCGGCGTCGCTGCCGCCAGACCGGCTGCCACAGCGGAGCCCTGCTCGACTCCGGCCTGCGCGATCTGGGCGAGCAGATCCGCGCGGACGCCCTTCTTCTGGAGCGCGGCCAGGTTCTTCGCGAAGGCCTCGGCCTGGGCCCGGTCCCGCTGGAGGCGGATCAGGATCCCATCGGCCGTGGCAGGGCCGGTGCCCTGGGTGATGTTCGCCGCGTCGAGGACGCCCTTCTTCACGTCCGCAGCGAGCTTGTCCCGCTCCTTGATCAGGTTGGACAGGTTCGTGGAGGCCTTCTTCAGCCGGGCCGCGACCTGCTCCTCCTGCCTGGCGAGCGCGAGGAGTTGCTTCGTGCCGGCCGACAACGTGCCCAGCGCCCTTGACCGCTTCTTTCCGGGCTTGAGCGCGTCGGCGATGATGTCGGCGAGCTTGCCCGAGGCGGCCTTGACCTGCTTCTCGGAGCCGGTCAGGCCCACGATGAGACCGCGGGCGATCCACCGACCCTGCTCCGCCGTCACCTTCGACGGCGATGAGATGCCCAGAGCGTCGGCGATCGGACCGGGGAGCGCGGATGCAGCCCAGCTGCTGATCTGCCCCTTGAGCCAGCCCGTCATGGAGGAGATGCCCGTCCACAGGCCTCGGACGACGTCTGCTCCCTTGCTCACCAGGAGACTGCCGAGGTCACCGACTGCCGACACGGTCCGGCCTGGCAGCCCTCCAGCCCAGCTGAGGAATTCGGAGCCCTTGCTGACGGCTCCGTCCTTGAAGCGCTGCCAGGCGCGGGAGCTGGTGCTAGCCAGGTTCCCGCCCAGGGCACTGAGGGCGCTTACGGACCGGCCGGGCAGAGCCCGCACGCTGCCCATCCAGGAATTCCATTGGCGGCTGACGGGCCCTGATACGTATCGCGACCACAGTCCGCCGAACCAGGTGCCGATGGCGACACCGACCACATTGAAAAGGGAACCCGCCTGGCCCGCCTTGTTGGAAACCCAGTTGGTGAACGCCTGCCACCATTTCGGCAGGTTCTCTTCCGTTTTGGTGATGAGTTGCTTCGCGAAGCCGATCATCATCAGGGCCACGGCGGCGGACAGGGCCGCGCCGACCAGCAGCGGCAGCGCAACGATCGCTGTGATGATGGCGGCCGTGATCAGACCCAGCTTGAGGACCTTCTCTGGGTTCGCCGCGATGTAGTCCGCCGCCCGGCCACCGAGGCTCATCAGGCCCTCGATCACCTTCGGCGCCTGCTCGGCGATCTTCCGCCCGATCTTCTGGCCCAGGGTCACCGCGAAGTTCGCGATCCGGTCGGCCGCGTCACCGCCGCCCTTCCCCGCTTCGGCCCACATACTGCCGAACTCCCGGGTCACGACGCCCTTGGCCTTTGAAAGGGCAGGGATTACTTCGCCACCGAGGAATTCCACGACGTTCTGCTGGATGCCTCGCTTGAATGCCTCGACTTTTGCGCCTGCATTGTCGCGCAGAGCATTTCCCATTTTGTCTGCTGCGCCGCCGACTTTGCCCAAGTCGGACACTGCTTTTGAAGGGTCAAGGGCGAACAATGCGGCGCCCATATCCTCCGCTTTAGTGCCAAAAAGTTCGATCGCGACTGCATTCCGCTCGGCCGGATCCTCAATCGCTCGCAGCTTGTCGAGCACTGTGTCGAAGGCCTTCGCCGCCGTCGGGCCCCCGGCAGCGAACTTCTTGACCATGTCGTCGGCCGACAAGTTGAGCGACTTGAAGCCACCCCGCACCCGCTCGCCGCCGGCGACGGCCTCGATCGTGAACTCCTTGATCGAGTCGGCCACCACATCGGTGTCCCGGGCACCGGCGAGCATGCCCTGACGGATCAGCCCCATGGCCGTCTGCCCGTCCAAGCCCATCGCCCGGAAAATCGTGGAGTACTCGTTGAAGGTGTCGGCCACGTCATCGGCGCGAGGGCCCAAGCCGACTACGCCCTTGGCGATGATGTCGATCGCCTCGCCGCCGTCCTTGGCGAGGCCGGTCTTCATCATCTGACCGACCGCGTTCGCCGCCTGACCGAGGTCCAACTCAAAGGTGTTCGCCAGGTCCGACACCTTGGTGGAGATGGACGCGATCTGGGCGTTCGTCGCATCCGGTGGCAGCAGCCCAGACGCCATGGTGACGCGGATCGCGTCCGCCGCCCCCTGGAAGTCCTCCGTGATCGCGTTCGCGTACAGCTCCCCGGCGATCTTCCCGTAGCGCTGCGCCTCGGCCGGGGTCTTCCCCAGCTGCGCGCCCAGGCGGCCGACGATCCGAGACTGGTCGAGGGCCTCGCCCATAGCTGCGATCAGCAACGCGCCCGCAGCGGCGCCGGCCGCCACAGCCGCTCCTCCCGCGACCTCCTTCAGCCGAGACAGCCGGGAACCGGTCTCCTCGACGGCCTGGTCAGCTCCGTCAGCGGTGCCCGCGCTGAGCCCGTCGCCGACCGCGTCTCCGGCCTGGCGCCCGGCAGCGATGAACCGGCCGCGAGCATTTCGCAGTCGGCCATCCGCGCCACGAACGACACCCTCACCCAGCTGCTCGCCAGCCTGCTGCCCGGCCTGCTCGGCGTCGTCCCCCATACGCTGCCCAGACGTCCGGAGCGCGTTCTCCGTACGGCGCAGGGCAGGGTCTACCGCCCGGTCGTCGATCGACACGATCGCGTTCAGCTCGCCCACGGTCAGCGCCACGACGACCTCACCTCCTGGGTGCGGGGGACCTCTTGGGAGGTGGCTCGAAGTGCCGGGCCAGGCGGGACTCAGCCGAGATGAGACCGAGGATGCGGACCTGGAGCCAGCGCCACGTCCGCTCGCGGAGGACGCCGGACTCCACGTCGATGCCGTACAGCTGATGCAAGTCGGCCTCGATCAGCGGCCACTGCTCCAGCAGCCGCTCCCAGGTCAGCGATGTGGCCGACCGCGCCCGCCGCGGCGTTGGGAGCCCGCCCTCGTACCACTCGTAGAGCCCTGTGATGGGGTCGTACTCCCCGCATCCGACTCCGAGGTACGCGGCTTCGCCTGCCGACGGGCCGCCCGATTCGGTGCTTTTCCCGGCTGCTGGCCCGTCTTCCAGAACTCGCGAGCGGTGTCCTTGTCGGTGGTCACCCAGAACATAGCGGTGAGCGCCACGTGCTTGAAGCGGGACCACCTCACGCCGTCCGCCAGCAGCGCGTCGTACGCGTCGCCGAGGCACATCCGGTAGAGGTCCCGCTCCTCGTCGTCGTTGAGGACGGGCGTTTCCGGCGCGCTGCCACCGGCGGCGAGCCGGGCCGCGAGCGAGGTGATCCGCTCGATTCGGATGCCATCCTCGGCGGACGGGTCCTCGATCCGGTACATGCGCTCGACGCCGTCCCGGCCGACAACGGGAAGCTCCAGGTAGTCGTCGAGGAAGTTGTCGAGCGGCTCGAATGTCCCCGCCATCAGGGCGCCAGCGGGTTCTCGATCGGGGTCAGCGGGCCGTCCCCCGTGAACGTGATCTCGACCTCGCCGAGGGCGGTGTACTCGCCGCCGGCGGGCTGCCAGTTCGGGATGGCCTTGCCCTCGTACGCCTCCGGCAGGCCGTTGCGGTTCATGTAGCGCAGGTGGACGAGGTTGGCCTCCCCGTACGCGAAGTGGGCGAGTCTGATCGCTTCGTGGACGGGGTGGTAGACCTTGACGTCCTTGTTGGCCTTGCGGCGGATCGTGGCGCTGATCTCCCACGCCTGTGCAGTCTTGGTGTTGCCCGCCCAGCCGTCGGAGTCGTAGTCGCTGCTGTCCTCGATGTTCGGCTCCGAGGCGGGCTGGAACTCTCTGACGCCTGGGCAGAGTTGCCAGTCGGGCACTTCTGCCGTGCCCATGTTGACCTCCAGCCGCCATTCCCGGGCGAGCTCGGTCTCCTCGGTGGGAGTGGACATACGGTCCTCCTAGTCGATCAGGTGGGATCCGGCCCGCACGGTCCGGAAGTAGTAGTTCGCGACCAGCTCCATGCGGCCGCGGGTGTCCTGGCCGATCCAGGCCTGGCTGTTGCGCCAGGAGATCTCCACGCGCACGCCATGGGCGTCGTAGGAGCGGCGGTTGTGGAGGGCGGTGAACACGTCGTTGGCCAGCTGCACGACGGCGAGCGGGTTGGTGCCCGCGCGCATGCGCGCCTGGATGCCGGTCACCGAGTCCGTGGAGTCGTCGTCGGCCACGGGGTATGGCGTCAGCCCGATCGCCCGGTCTGGGCCGTCGGGCACGCGGCCGAGGACGATGCCCGTGCTGCTGGCTGGCAGGGCCTCGGTCGGCGAGTAGACGCCGACTTCCTGGGCCGCCAGGAGCTCGGCGACACCTTGGAGCAGGTCGGCGTCGTGGGTCTCGCCGCTCACCGCAGCGCCCGCCGAAGCTCGGCGGCGACCAGGGCCAGGACCTGCTCGCGTTCGGCGTTGAGCGAGTTCTCCAGGTACTTCGCCTCGCGCCCGGGCGCGTGCCTGTAGTCCATGCGCTCGTGCTGGGGGACGGCGTACGGGGTGTCGTAGCTGACCATCGCGGTCAGATCCGACTCGTCCACGCTGGCCGTCCCGGACCGCTGCAGCGCGGCCTCGTCCAATGGGACGCGGTCGTTACTCACGCCCAAGACGTGCTCGGCGCCGAGGAAGAGTCCGCGGGCCGCCGCCTGCCGCAGTTCCCCACGGACGGCGGAGGCGTCGAAGCGGAGGCGGTAGGACTGCGGCACGGCGACCTCCTCATTCGAGCTGGATCTCCAGGTGATTGGGAGTGCCGAGGCGTTTACCGTCGCGGCGTTTGGCCTGGATGACGGTGGTCGTCCGGCCGTCCGGGAGCGTCACGCGAGACAGCGGCGGAGCGACCGTGGCGAGGTCTGCGTAGGCGGTCGACGTGGACGTCACCTGCTCGCCGCCGGACGTCCGCACTGCCCGGGTCTGCTCGTCGAGTAGGCATCGGACGGCGGTCGGCGTCCCGTACAGGGAGCCGGTGCTCGACTCGTCGACGTACGGCTCCACCGTGATCTCGTGGATGAGGTACCGGCGGGGGATGCGGCCCATCAGCAGCCGCCCGTGTACGCGACCCAGCGCAGCTTGTCCGCCGGCAGGGACTGAAGCGCTCGGATCAGCTTCGGCGCGTAGTAGTCCGGCCCGGACCGGTTGTCGCCCGCGCCGTACTGGAGGCTTACCGAGCCGATCGTCACGCCCTGAAGCGGGCCGGAGATGTCGGTCTCCTCGCCGACCTCGCCCCAGAATTCGACCTGCGCACACACCGCGTCAGCGAAGGCCTTTACGACCTCTGCGTCGGTGGGCATGCCGTCGCCGTCCACGGCGTACACCGCAGCCTTCAGGAAGTCGCTGTCCAACAGTTCGGTCGCGCGCGCCAACAGCTTCGCGGCATTCAAAGGGGGCGCGGCCTGGAGATAGTTGGCTAGGTCGGTCGTCGTCGCGTACGACACGCCCTCCGTAGCCACTGTGGGCAGCGGTGCTACCGAGACCAGCTCGGGTTCAACGCCAGCTCCGGTTCCGGTGACGGTCCACAGCAGTCGCCACACACCCGCAGCGGTGTAAGTGAGGGGCGCCGTCCACGTCTTGCCACCATCAGCCGTGCTCGTGGCGGGCGCCGTTACGGTGCCGTTCGGTGCCGTGACGGACAGCGCGGCCGCTGTGGTGCCGTCGAAGGGGTCCACGGTGAGGGAGGCGGTGACTGTGTCTCCCACGTCGGGCATCGTCAGCCTCCTTCTGTGCGTGAACGGGTGGAGGGGAGGCCCATGGCTCGGGCCTCCCCAGTCGCAGGACGCCTGGCGTCACTACGCGGAGACGCCGATGATGTGGACGTCGTAGGTGACGGGAGTGCCGGCCGCGCTGTTCGCGACCTTCAGCTGGTCGCCGGTCCCGGCCGTGACCGCGTACCCGATCGCGTCTGCTTCTCCGGTGCCCAGGGCGAGGAAGGCGCCCGGGCGGATGATCGCTGTCCCGGTCGCGCCCAGCAGCGCGGCCCACGCGTTCGAGGTGGCGTTGCCGATGACCACGTTGTTCGTGTTCCCGGCAGCCGCCGCGACGATCAGGCCCTTGATCCGCGCGAAGGTAATCGTCTGGCCGAAAGCGTCGAGCAGGGAGCCCGCCAGGTCCAGGTCTTCCGTGGCGCTGGCGGCGAGCGTGCGCCGGTCGCTGAACACACGGTCGGCGCGACCAGCCCCGGTGCCTGAGAGGAGGGACATCTTCCGGTTCAGCGGTTGGGGCACTCGACCGGTGCCGAGGTCGAGCGCCTGAGTCAGCTCCGCGAAGGCGGATACGGCGAGCAGCGTTCCGGAGAGCGCCATCAGCTGTCACCTCCGTACTGCTTGATCAGCTCGTCCTTGGTGAGGCCCTCGATCGCGGCCTCCTCGGCGGAGTCCCGAGCCTGGGCCCGCGCGTACGCGGCCCACTCGGCCTTAGACGCGGAGCGGGCCGGACGCTGTGCTGCGTCCGGCCCGTCTCCGTCCCCTCCGCCCCCACCAGGCGGCCCGTCGGGCGACGTCGCCCCGTCGCCCTGCTCTTGGGGTTCCTGTGGCCCGAGCGCGGGCTCCTGCGGCGTCTCCGACTCCGAGGACTCCGTCGGCTCCTGGAGCGTCTCCCAGTTCGGGAGCATCTCCAGGCGCGCCGACCGGTACTCGTACTCGACGACGTCGTCGGTGTTCTTGTTGCGGTAGACGAACATCTACTTCGCCTCCGCTCAGGCCAGGTCGTAGGCGTCGGCGTCGATCGCGATGTCAGCCTGGATGACCACCGTGGTGGCGTCACCGGACGCGACCTCCAGGGACAGCACCGCACCCGCGGCCATGTCGCCGGCCGTGCCGGTCGGGGTGCCGGAGGTGAAGACGCCGTTCCCGGCGGTGAGATCGGCGGCGAGGACATCGGCGACGCCGATCTTCGCGTTGACGGCGGCCGCGGCGCCGCCGGAGCGGAGGCCGTGGACCTTCACGACGGTGCAGGCCACGGGCGCCCGCCAGACGACGTGCGTTGCGGCACCGACCGGCGCGCCGGTCAGCCGGATGGACTGGGTCATGATGCGGCGCTGGTACGCCATGAAGGGTCTCCTGACTGGGGAGCGAGCAGAGGGGCGGGCCGCCGCACCGCGCGGGCGCGGCAGCTGCGCGGGATCAGGCGACGTCGGCGCCCTTGATGAGGCAGGCCCGGTTGGCGTCGAGGGTCTTCGTGCCGTACAGGCAGTCGACGCTGACCACGTCCTGCTTCTTGTCCATGTCGTAGCCGTAGATCACGCGCAGACCGAAGCCCTTGTAGCTCGCGATCGCCGCGTTCGGGTTGCCCCGCGGCAGCTGAAGCGGCCGGAAGGCGAGGGCGAATGCGGTGCGGTGGAAGGCGACACCGACCTCGGTCGTGCTGTTCCCGCTGGTCTGGGCGGGCTTGGCGATGTTCTGCGTCATGTACGGGTCGAACCCGAAGGTGCGGCGACCGAGGAACGCCTCGGTGAGGCCCTCGGTGTTGCCGCGCTTGTCGGCCTCGTGGAACAGCGGGTCGGCCAGCCACTTCGACGCGATCATCGGGCCGACAACGGCGCGCCGCTCCGTCATCGGGACGCTGTTCGTGTCCAGCTCACGGCCGGCCTCGATGAGAGAGCGCGGGTTGTCCCACGTGAACTCGTTGTCCCCCGCAACGACGCCGACTTCCTGCGTGATGTCGTTGCGCAGGGTCAGCAGGTCGCGGTCGATCTTCTGGGAGATCGCCTCCATGGCCGGGGTGAGGAGCTGCTCGTCGAAGTCCTCGATCTTCAGCGTGAGGTCCTCCGCCGTGACCGCGAAAGACACGTCGGCGAAGTGGTTCAGCGTGAGGTCGATGCCGTTCTCTTGCGCGTCCTGGACGGTGATGCCCTGGCTGCGGTCGTACTCCTTGGCCTCGAACACGGCGGGCTGGCGGATAGTGATCTTGTCGCCGACGCGGCGGGCGAACTCCGCCTCGTAGTCGCGGTGTACGAGGTTCGCCATGACGGTCGTCTCGTACAGGTTGGCCAGCGCCTGCTGGGCAATGATCTCAGGCGTGAGCAGGGTGTTTGCCATGGTGGCTTGTCCTCCTATCCGGCGCGGCGCTTCCGGCGCTCGGCGCGGATGTCGTCGATGGTCTTAGGCCCGGAGCCGTTGCCCCCGGAGCCGCCGTTGAAGTCGCTCGACGTGCGCGCGGGCGCCGGGCCCGCGGTCTTGAGCTTGGGGTTGTCGTCGACCGCCTTCTTGATGGCGGCCTGGACGGCCTTCGCGAATCCCTCGTCGGACGGATCCAGTCCCTTGATCGAGGCCAGGAACGCCCGGCTGTCGGTGAGGGCGTCCGGGTCGGCGCCGTGCTTGGCCGCACCCCGGTACACCGCCAGCTCGACCGCGGTCTCGCGGTGCGCCGCGGTCGCCTGCTCGATCCTGGCGGTCAGGGCCGCCGGGTCGGGCGGGGTGTCCTTATCGTCCTTGATCAGGCCGAGTGCCTTGCCGAGCTCCTGCACGATCTCCGTGCGAGCCTCGTCGGCCGCGTTCTTCTTCGCGGTCGTACGGGCCTTCGCCGCGTCCGCGTTCGCCGTCTTCAGCTCCTTCTGGAGCCGGGCGATCGTCGCGGTCGGGTCCTCGTCGCCGTCCTTCTTGGCGGGTGGCTTGGGCTTCGGCTTGGTGTCCTTGCCCGCGTCGTCCTGGTCGTCGTCGCCGGTCCCGCCGGCGCCGTCTTCGTCCTGGTCGTCGTCGCCGGTGCCCGAGTCGTCACCGCTGCCGCCGCCGTCGGATCCGGAGTCGTCTCCGTCCCCGCCGTCGGCGTACCAGCACGGGCCGAAAGGGCCGGTCGTGTAGGGGTGCGTCCAGCCGATCTCGCCGGTCTGGCGCGCGAGAGTTCGCTTGTGCATGTCGTGCACTCCTGGTGCGCGTAGGGAAGCCCCGGGCCTGCCAGAGCTGTACTGCAATCCGGCCCGCACCTGGCGGGCGGAAGTCTTTGTCAGTGGTCGGCTGTACCGTGCTGGGATGCCGTCTGAGATAGAGAGCGCTCCAGGCCGATGCCGCCGCTGCGAGGGGCCCCTGAGCCGCAAGGTCGTCGTTGCGCGCGCCTGGGGCGGGTCAGAGATCAGGAAGCCGTCAGCGCCGTATTGCGCCTCGGGTTGCACCAGGCAGGAGTTGGACGCGTGGGACCGCGAGCACGGGTCGGACTCCGTGGGATAGCTACCGCGCGGTAGTGATCTGCTCGCGGTGACTCTTACGAGGCAGGCCGGTCTCGCCGACGAGCTCACGGATACGGCCTTGGTACGCGCGCACCCGGGAACGCGCGTCCGTGCGCGCCGCGTCGTCCATGGCCGCGGCCTCCCGACGCTTCCACTTCCGCACCTGCCGCTCGAAGTACCTCTGCCTCTGCGAGTCCTCGTACGTGCCCCGCGTTGCCTGCGGCTCCGGAACTCGGGAGACGCCAGGCAGGTACGCACTCACGTCGTGGCGACAATTCGGGTGCATGAGGCCGGCCGCGCGAGCCTCCGGCAGAGACCCAGCCACCTTCACGGTGACCATCTCACCGTCCTCGGTGGCGTGCTCCACCTGGACGTCCCGCACCCCGGGCCCACCCGTGCGGGCGAGGATCTTCCGCTCCCACGGACGGCACAGCGGGCACTCCTCCGGTGCCTGCGATACCAGCACCAGTTCCACCCCAGCCGCGCCAAGACGGTCGGAGTGCGCCTCGACGGCGGCCCGGCCAACTGCGGACCGCATCGCCATCTCGACGTACGACCGCAGCTCCCACGACCGGCCAGCCCGGTCGACGAAGCCGGTCACCCCGCGGTTCGCGAAGGCGTCCAGAGCGGACTGCGCGGCCTGCCGCCGGGTCTGCGCGCCGAGTGCCGGCGCTGCGGCTGCACGCGAGATGACATCGCGGTAGGTATCCATCGTGGAGCGCAGGATCCGCAGGTAGACCGGGCCGGTGTCGTTGATGACGGCGGCCGCGAGACGGTCCACGATCGGCGCGGTCGGCACAGCAGTAGCGGCGGCCGCCGCTTGCCCCACACCGAGTGCCCCCAGTTCAGCGACGGCCGCTTGCTGGCCGCGCTCGTACGCCTCGGCGAGGGCCTCGTGGATCGCCCCGGAGGCGTCCGCCTGGAGCGCGGCCAGCACCTCGTCGACGGCGGCCTGAAGGTTGCCGACGGAGGCCAGCTTCAGCTCGACCCAGACGGGACTGTCGATGCCTTCCGCGAGGGCCTGGCGCAGCTTCTGGAGGAGGACGCCCTCGGCCGCCTCGTACAGGTCGGCGACGGCGGCCGCGAGGTCCTCGGCGAGGGCTGGCGAGACGGGCACAGCCGACCACCCCCTGAGCTACGGCAGTGCGCCGGTCTGCATCGGGTCCGGCACGGCCTGCCCGGTCTCTGCCTGGATCCGCCGGACTTCAGCTTCGACCATGCCTTTGTCCCACTCAGGATGGATCATGCCGACCAGCGTCTCCGTGGACGCAGCCATCGCCCGCTTCAGGACGTCGGCCGTGTTCGCCAGCGACAGCGGGTCCTCCTGCACCGAGTCGTAGAACTCGATGTTCGGCCGCTGCGGCACCACCTGTGTGCCGAACACGTGCCGGTCGACGGCGAGGAGGGCGTGCGCTGCGTTGCCGAGGCCCGGCCGTGTCCGCAAGATCTTGCGGCCCCGGGTCGTCATCGACCGCCGCTCCTTGGCGTTGGTCTCTGTCGCAGTGATCGCGACGTCCCCGCCGATCCCGAACGTCTGCCCCGAGTAGCCAGCCGACCTGAGGATCTGGTTGACGAGCTCCTCGGCGGTGTCCCGGTGCTCCTGGACGCGGATCGCGAACTGCGCCACGGTCAGCTGCGCGCCGTCGCCGCGCGCGAGCATGTCGATGCCCGCGAACGCCTCCTGGTCAGGGTTCCAGGACGCCCCGCGACCGGGGCCGTTGGACTGAAGGTACGCGTTCGGGACGATGATGCGGCCCTTGCCGAGGCGGATGTCCCGCATCCATGAGGCGTAGGTCTCGTCGAGGGCGTCCATCAGGGGCTCAACGCCGTCAAGGTCGCTTCGTCCGAGGCTCTGGAGCGCGGTGTTGCAACGCCACCGACGGGAGATGTCGTTGGGAATGTACGAGACATCGAGGCCTTCGAACCCGGTCTCGATCAGCCCCTCTTCGGTGACAGCTTCGGCGAACCCTTCGGTCGCCGGGTGATCCTCCAACGGAACCCGGTGACCGAGCTTGGACTTCGTGCCCTGGTACAGGCCGTGCTCGATGACGCCGCGCTCGTGCCGCTCCAGGTGCCGCCAGACCTGGCCGTCCTCCTCGTGGATGACCCGCCAGAACGTCACCGCAAACAGGCGGTTCCAGCGGAACTCCGGTACGGCGCGGTCGGCGTGGACAGCGTCGAGCCACGGCCGATCGGCCATGTCGGTGTCGTACACCGGCCGTAGGTACACACCGCCCAGTGCGGCGCCGAGTTCGGCCGCCGTCTGGAGGGTGACAAGCATCCCGTCGTCGACCAGCTCGTCGAGGCGCTTCTGCGTCGCCGTGTCGCTGCCGGGGACGGTGAACTTCGGCGGCTCGCTGAAGAGGAGGTTCGCGGAGCCGCCGCAGAGGTCGCCAGCGATCGGCACATGCAGCTTGGTCCGGCGTTCGCCGGGGGCGGTTGGGGTGCCCCACCACCAGCGGGCGATCTTCCCCATGACGCCGGTTGAGTACTGGATCGGTTTGGGGTCGGGGCCGAAGCCTCCTCCGCCGGCGCCGTAGAGGGCTTCGAGGCGGTCGGGGTCGCCGCTCCACCAGGTGTCCCAGGTGTGCATGGCGTCGAGGGCTGGCTTCAGGTAGGGCGGGGGCCAGGTGACGTTACTGGTCGGCAGCGGCATCGCGTGGCCACCTCCCCGTGAGTGCGTGCCAGCAGGCCCAGAGGCGGGCGCGCCGGGTAATGCGGACGTTGAGATCGAAGGCGAGGGCGTTGTCCTCGACTCGGTGGCCGGTTGCGATGGCTCGGACTCCGGTCCAGCGGGGGAAGCCCGGGAGCGGGCCGAGACGAGCCACTACGCGGCCACCTCCAGTCGGGTTGGCAGGTATGGCCGCCACAGAGATTCGGTCGTCCGGATGCCGTACCGAAGTGCGTCGACGCTGTGGTCGTCCTGCTTGATCGGCTTGTCCTCGCCGCGCTCTGCCGCTTCGTCATCCCAGCTGTAGCCAGGCATTTCGTCGATCAGGCCCTGCGCGGACTCGTGGATGTACAGGTCGTCGGTGGACAGCAGGCTGCTGACCGTGCGGATGCCGTCGAGGACGGAGTTGTCGGCCTGGGTGACGCCGAGGACCTGGTCGCGGTGCAGCTGCTCGATGTACGAGCTCGCGGACGGGTCGACGACCGTGAACTCCGGGGCCACCCCCACCACGTTCGTACCCGGCTGTGGAACCTTCGCGAGCCAGGCGCGGCGGGCCTTCGAGTACTCGGCGTCGGTCATCTGCCGGCGCTCGCGGCGGGAGTCGTACCGGTACTCGGAGACGACGTACAGCTTCCGGTCCGCGCCCAGGCCGATCAGGACGTCCGCGTACGGGTTGACCGTGCCGTAGTCGATCGCGTCGCACAGCCAGCGGTCGATCCTGGGGAGCGTCGAGACGACGTGCCGCTTCTCGTCGAAGCACTCGTAGATCGCGCCCTCGGACTGCACCCAATGCCCGAGGATGTAGCGCCGGTACCAGAGGCCGGTGAAGTTCCGCCGCATCCGGGCCTTGTAGTCCTCGGACAGGGCAGGGTTGTCGTCCATGACGAAGTGCCAGGTACGAATGCCCAGTTCATCGGCGCGGTTCAGCCAGTCCTTCTTCGCCCAGTGGCCCGGGTTGTCCGGGTTGGTGGTCGCAAAGATCAGGGCGCCGGGGACGGACATGCGGTCGATGAGCCGCTTGAAGAACTCCTTGGGCAGGAGAGTGAGCTCGTCCACGTACGCGCCCGCGCCCGTGAGACCCCTCAACCGGGCTTCGGCCTTGGCGTCGTTGGCGGTGATGACCTCGATCTGCTTGCCGAGGATCCACGCGACGCTGGAGCCGCGGGTGTAGGAGACGAGCTTGGCGACCTCGGTGCCGACGATGCTCGGGTCCTGGAGTGGCCCGAAGACGTTGCGGGCCACGGTGTCGTAGGTCTTGCCGACGACGACCAGCTGCCCGCCGGTCGGTGCTGTCACGACGTACATCAGCCAGCGGAGCAGCGACGCGATGGTCTTGCCCGACCGGACCGAGCCCTCCCACACGTTCAGCCAGGCCGTGGAGTGCGCGATGGAGATCTCTTGCTTGTCGGACAGCTTGAGGTCAGTGGTCCCCATGCCGGGCCCGGAGCTGGTCGAAGAGGTTCGTCAGCAACGAGCCGACCTGGTCGGCGCCGCCTTCCTCCTTCGGCGGGGCGAGCCTCAGTGACCGGTCCACGGCGGTGGCGACGAGGGACATGTACGCCCGCTTGTCGCCCGGCGTCGGCTCGGGTGCCGTGTGGGTGTCGAAGTCGTGCTCTTTGCCGCCCCAGTCCCAGTACGTGTGAGGTTGATTGATCTTCGCGGCCTCGGCTTCGGCGATGTCCTGGAGCTTCACAGCGAAGGCGGCGCGGCGGGCGGCTAGGTCGGCTTGGCGGATCTCGGTGGCCTGTCGTACCTCGGCGGCCCGGGAGAACGAGAGGCCGAGGTCCTTGGCGATGGTGCTGATGGTGCGGCCGCCGCGCCCGAGGATCTCGGCGATCTCGTTGCGGCCCTTGCCCTCGGCGTGCAACTCACGTACGCGCTGGCGCTCTTCTTCGGTGACTGGCTTGGCCGTGCCCATGGCGGTCACCCCCCTGGACATGCCGAAGGCCCGCAGGATGGGATCCTGCGGGCCTTCGGTGCGCCGAGGGCGCTGGCATCTATTTGTGAGTATGTGTGTCCGGGCACGCCGGACTTGGCCCCAGGATGGATCACGCCGTCCTGGAATGCAACTAAGTCACGCCGCTACACCTTGCAGAAGCCGGACGACTTGAGCGCCTCGTTGATCTTCGCGCCCTGCTCCTCCGTCGTGACGACGTCCTTGTACGTGAAGCGCATGGACGCGGTCCAGTCGAGCCGGTTTCCCCCACCGTTGATTGCTGAGCACTGGTTACGCGCGGCGTCGACGGCCTTCTCCTCGTACTTCACGACATCCGGGGCCGCCCCGGCGAGGGCGTCGAGGAGGGCCTGGCGCTCCTTGCCCGTCGGCTCCGGCGGGATGCCGGCGCTCTTGGCCGCGTTGTCCTTCTGATCCTGCGTGACTTCCTTCTCCGTGGCGGAGGCCTTCGCGGACGGTGTGGCCTTCGCGTCGTCCGTGGCGTTGCTGCCCGAGCAGGCGGTGAGCGCGCACGCGAGCGCGGCGACAACGACGGCGGTATGACGGATGCGCATGTTCCCCCCTGGAACGGTTTCTGCGGGGCATCATGCCGCATATCCCTTGCTGTTCGGGCGGGAACTGTGGGGTCGCGCGTGACGTCTGCCTGGATGGGATGGATGTGAGGCGGAAGGCAGGACATGGGCCCATTGCAGTGGGGTGACGTGCCGACGTGGATCGGGGGTAGTGGGGCGCTCGCTGCGGCCTGGTACGCGTATCAGACGATCACGAGCCAGCGGCAGCAGATCGGTGAGCAGCAGGAGTTCATCGCCGAGCAGACGCGGTTCATGGACGAACAGCGGCAGAACCTGGAATTGGAGCGCGCCGAGCTTCGGGCATCTGCCGAGGATCGGCGAGTGGCACAGGCTCGACAGGTTCGGATGGTGGACACGCTGGTCCCTGTCGGCACAGAGGGCGCGGCGCTGCGCTCCGCCGAGGTGGTCAACGGAAGCAGCGCATCGGTTCGGAACCTGGAAGTCCGATTCGGGACCGCCCACGTCGCTGCTGAGGTCTATGAAGCGTTTGGGAGCCAGGACCGGGGACCCCTCGCCTTGGGGGAGCGATGGGTCACGCCGCTCTCGCTCCTTGGGTCAGGGAGGGCAGCGGTTTTCCGCTCGCAGTCGTGGTCGGAGACCACGGCGTACAACAGTCGGCCCACGCTGTTCTTCACGGACGGCAGCGGCGTGCGGTGGTCTCTGGACTCGTACGGAAAGCTGGAGGAAGTACCAGCCGACGGGGCGCCATGACGCCCGTCAGTGGGTATGCGGTCACGGGGCGGACGGCCGCCACTCCTCGCGGTAGCCGGGCCGGTCCGCATACGGCAGGGCAAGCAGGCGCAGTGTGAGACATGGGAATTGCGCTGGGAAGTGGTCACAGATCTGGCAGTCCTCGATGGCGCCTCCGCCGCTGCCAGTTGACCGCCGCCGCATGGGCCTGTGCAGGTCGAGCAGTTGCCGCTTGGCATCGATCTCCCGCAGCACCCGCGCCGGATCCCACTCCGCGATGTGCTGAGCCACATCCTCGTCGGGCGAGGCCTGCGGATCGACCGTAGTGATCACACCGTCGTCCATCGCGTCCTCGATGTACCAACGCGGGCCCGTCGGCCGAGCAGGCGTGCCGTACGGTGACGGTTCTGCACGCCACGTTCCGGCATCCTCGCACCACGTCGCACCGAGGGCGATCCGCTTGTCCTCGGCGAGCTGGGCGTCCAGCCACTCCACGAACTCGGCGGTCACAGGTTCCTCGCGGCCACGATGTCCGGGTCAGCATCGACCAGGGCGCGGGCCTCAGCCTGGATGTCCGGCGGCAGTTGATCGAAGGCGCCCTGATAGCTCGGCCGGGTGACACGGCCACGGATGTCGTCGGGCATCGACGCGAACGCAGCCGGGGGCATTGCCCCTGCGATGTCGCGCATCGTGATGGAGGCGATCAGGAGGGCGGCTGCGGCGTCGACGAGCGCAGCTCGCTCTGCAGGTGTGGTCATGAGTTCACCCTTCCGTGTTGCGACGGTATCCGCGACGGCCTGTCATGGCCGTCGTGACGGTCTCCCCGTACCAACGGTGCGCGGCGCCCGATGTGTCGTCGGGGGCCGGCCACCGTCCCTTGGAGCGGTCGGCGCGGATCGTCGCAGCGCTGACGCCCGTCATGGCCTCGATCTCGCGCGCGGTGTAGAGGCGGCGGGGTTCGAGCTCGACGGCCTGGCGCTCGAAGTGCTCGGCGATGACGCGGTCGACGGCGGCGGGGTCGTAGATCTTGAAGCGGCCGCGCTTCCCGATGGGGGCGGGCCAGGCGGAGTGGCGCGACCACTGCGCGCGGAGGGTGTCGTACGCGCGGCCGTGGCGGGCGGCGATCTCGGGCAGGGTCTCGCCCTGCGGTGGGCTGTCTACCATGGTGGTCCGGCCTTTCTGGCTGGGTGGGACCGGCAGGTTTTCGCGAGCACCCCTCGGGGTGTCTGGGCTTCGGCCCGGGCCTGCCGGTCGCGTTCTGTGCTTGGAACGGGGGCCGCCCCCGGCTGGCTGCCGGGGGCGGTTGGGTTGATCAGCTGTCCAGCTGATCCTTGATCCATCCGGCGACCACCTTGGCCGAGTCCTCGGCCATGATCAGGTTGGCCAGGGCGGACTGGACGCGGACCTCGTGGAAGTCCTGCGTGAGGAGCCCGTAGAGGTCGATCGCCGCGAGCCAGAAGACGCAGGACGCGAAGAGCTCCGCCTGCACCTCCTCCGGCATCGGCTGGTCCTCGACGATCTCGGCGACCCGGCGGACGGCCGGGATCACCTCGACGTTGGAGACGGAGCCGATCGGGAGGACGATCTTGACCGGGAGGCTCGTGCAGAGCAGGGCGATGGCGGTGTAGATGTCACCAAGGCGCGAGGCCAGGTAGCCCATCGTCATGTCCTGGGAGTCAGCCATGTCCGGCTTCCTTCCTGTGTGGGTGGTGGGTTGGGGTTCGCGGCCCCTTCCCGGTTACGAGATCCATTGTGACATGTTGATGTATTGAATTGCAACACCCTTGGGGAAGGAAACGGCCCCACCCCCACGCCAGGGAGCAGGGCCGCAACCAGGCGTCAGGACAACTGCCAGCCAGACAGGCGATCATCCGGGCCGACCTCGGCCGTCAGGCGCTTCCCAGGCAGCTGCCGGGCCGCCAACCCCACCGCCTTGGCGATCTCCGCCGCCGGGTACCGGACGGGATCCACCGCGTCTCCAGCATCCGCCACCACCTCCGCCTGCTCGCCCACCAGGAGCAGGACCTTGACCTTCACGCGCTCGCTCATAGCGTTGTCCCCGGCTCGTCGTGCACGATGCCCTGCTCGATCTCCCGTGCGCGGCCCTCGCGCTCAGCCTCTTCGCACGCCTCGCACTCGCCGCACTCTTCCTCAGGCGTCACCGCGCCGCAGTCCGGCGCGAACTCGGTGTCTTCACTCATGGTGCTCATCTTCCTTTCGCTGGGTTCGGGTTACTCGCAGAAGTGGCTGATCGGGTAGTAGCCCCCGCATGAGGCGCAGTAGTACAGCGGTTGCTGCTCGTAGCCGAGGGCGGCGAGGAGGCGTCGGATCATGAGTCGTTCACGTCCCCCTTGCCCAGGGCTGTCGGACGGTTCCTGGCAGCTTCTGCGAAGAAGCGGTCGACGAGGTCTTCGAGGTGGGGGGAGGCGCTTACGAGCCGACCGCCTTCACCAATGGCCTGTACACGGATCCCCTCTCCAGCTCCCTCCCCGCGGCCGTTGTCGGTGTTGTTGTTGTCGCCTGGCCTGCAACAACAACCGCCACCATGGGTGTCGGTGACAACGGGAGAGGGTGCAGATGGGATGTCGCTCTTATGCACGCCCGGGCCGTTCCCCTGGCTGGTGCGTACGGCCTTCCACTTGATGCCGGCCTCGTCCAGGAGCTGCTTCACGACCTTTGTGTCGGGGAGCTTCTGGTCGTCGCGGAGGCGGGTGAGGAGGACGCCGTTGTCGTCGCCGACGAGACGGCGCAAGGCCTCGCCGACGTCCGGCGCAGGCCTCTCCTCCGCCTCGTCGGCATCGCTGGCACGACGAGATCCAAGCCATGCCCTCCCCTTCTGCCAGGCAAGGCAGGCGAGCACCCCCGCCACGGAGTAAGCGACGTACGGGGCCACGGTCACGATGGCCTTCAGGGCCAGCACGGCGACACCGGCGAGGACCACGGCAACGCATCCGCCAGCAATACGGCTGGGCGCCTCCGCTTCGGCCTCTCCCCCGGCCTTCTCCTTGGCCGTCGTCTCCTCGGTCATACGATCGCCCCGTACAGGCCGTCGCCAGCCCAGTTCACAGCCTGCGCGAGCGGCACGGCCGCGAGGCCCGCAATGCCTGCGCTGGTACCGAGGGTGATGCCGCACCACATGCCCATGAACAGGTCGTTACGGCGGTCGGACACCTTCAGGGCGGCGCACATGGTCGCGGTGAGGATGAGGGTGATGCCCGCGCCGGGCTGGGTGAGCGGCAGGTAGGAGACTCCGGCCGCGCTGGTCCCGCCTTGACCGCCGACTCCCCAGACGAGGGCGACGTCGCCGAGCCAGGAAGTGATCCACAGCGAGGAGTCGGCGGCCCAGCCGACGAGGCCGCCGATGCTGAGGACGGCGAGGACGCCGTAGCACCAGGCGAGGACGAAGGGGAGGAGACGGGCGAGCTGTCGGAAGGGGTCGGCGCGCAGGGTCTTGGCGCCGGGCCACCACTTCACGAGGGTGTAGGCCAGGATGCAGAAGCCGATGGTGACGCCACCGATGGTCACGAAGGTCACAGGGGTTCCTCAGCGGAGGATGGCGACGCCGAGCGCCGCGAAAGTCAGGATGAGCGCGCACGTCCCGGTGATTCGGGGGACGTCGCGAGGGGTGACGAGCACCAGGCCGACGAAGGCCACCAGCACGCACACGGCGCAGAACACGCCGAAGACGGCGATCACGACGGTGTGGTGGCTACGCGGTGAACGCGACAGGGGCCGGCGGCAGGGCGGCGAGGTGTGGCTCGTGCTTCTCGATCTCGGCCCGCAGGGTGCCCCGGATGAACCCGTCGGACAGGTCCGGGTATCCGGCCGAGATGATCGCGGTCCGCATGGCCTTCGTGCCCGGGCGGGTGCCCGCGTCGTACAGGGGGCGGATGACGGAGCACCGCGGGTCGTTGTACTGGGACGGCGCCGAGGGCTGCGGTGTGGCGGCGGAGGCCTGAGCGACAGGCGGGGTGACGATCGGCAGGAGCTGGGTCCCGGCAGGCACCACGGGCTGCCGCTTGACGGGTGCTGCGGGCAGCGCCGGGGCCACGGGCAGGTGGGCCTTCGGCGGGTCAGGCGGCGTGACGGGGGGCGTCACCGGCTGCTCGACGACCCTGTCGACGCTGGTCACGGTCGTCACGGGCGCCGCGACAGAGTCCAGGGTCGCCAGACGGGTACGAACGGCGCTACGCAGCGTCCGCCACGCCTGTGCCGGGAACATCACCCAGGCCAGGAGCGGGATGTGCGGCATGCGCTCGGCAATCAGGCCGCGGGCGGCACGCTGCTCGTCGCGGACATCCCGGCGATGCAGTTCGAAGAGGAGCTCCACGGCGAAGGAGATGGAGGCGAGGCCGACACCTGCGACCGTGCCGCCGACCACCTTGCCGTGCGACCAGTTCAACAGGCCGGACACGGTGACGAAGGCGAAGACGGCGAGGCGGGCGAGGCCGGCGGGGGTGCCGCGCTCGATCGCGCGGCGCGCGTACTGGGCGCAGAGCAGGCCAGCGAGGTCGAACATGAGGGACAGGCCGAGGGCGAGTTCCTGGTCCATGCCCCAGGCGGTGAGCTTGGCGCTGATGGACCAGGCGGCTGCGGCGAGCATCATCACGAGGACGATGAACCAGGCGACGCGGACGCTGCCGCCGAGGCGGCGGGTGGGCGTCGGGGTGGTCTGGGCGGGCGTGGGCGCACTAGGGTGCAGCTCAGCCATAGGAGGTCACTCTCCGATGGTTAGAGCCCTGGCGGGAGTTGGAGTCTCCTTGCCGGGGCTCGCTCTATTTGGAGGTGACGCCCTACGGGGGGCATCTGCCGTCCATGACGGTACCGCGCGGAGCGCTGGTGGTGCTACAGAGTCAACGACGCATCGGGTTGACGGGCGTCACAGCCTGGCCGACGGCAGCCGCATAGCCTCCCGTGGGGAGGAAACCGGGAGGCGCGGCGGGCCCTGCCGAGTGAACGGCAGGGCCCGACAAGGGGAGCCATCACCCGGGGGTTGGTTCCGGATCCCGCACCCACACCATGCACCACAAACCAGCCACCGTGATAGGTAGCGGCCGAAATTTGTCTCCCAGCACTAGACGACCAATTGGCCCCTGTGCGGCGGGTGTGTCCAACGACGGACGGGCTGACGGGCGTCATGTCGGGGCACGGCCGCTTAGGATCCGTGTTCGTGGCAGACATCGCCGACGAATTGATCATGATGGAACGTTCCGCCGAAGAGGAGCGCGAGAAGCTCGCTGGCCTCGACGGTGAGGAGTATGCCGAGCAGTGGCGACGCTGGCGCAAGGCGGCCGAGACCTTTCAGGCCGCGGTGACCGAGTACGCCGCGCGAGAGGATGCGGGCATGTCCAGGTACGACCTGGAGATGGCGGTGAAGGTCGCCGTGCGGCATCCCGAGGAGGCGGCGGCCGCCTAGATGGAGTGGTGTGCGAGGCCCCTGCGCGTGTGCGCGGGGGCCTCGTTGCGTCCGGGGTCGTCGTGGTGGGCATACCGCGCTAGATTCGAACGCGTGAACGAAAAGCCTCGCCCCGACTACCTCGCCCGTCTCCGCGTCGTCGACGCCTACCTCCGCCACCAGCTCGACCAGATCGGCCGCTGGATCGCGGAAGAGGAACGCAAGGTCGCCGCCGCTGAGGCACGGAGACCACCCCCACCCCCGCCGGATTGGCTCATCGAGCGGGGCATAGGTGTCGGCCGGCCCCCGATGTACGTGCACGTTGGGGACTGCCACATGGCCCGGGGGATGCGTCGCGGCGTCGACCAGGCGCAGGCCCGGCGGGCGCTCGCCGAAGGAGTCGAAGCGTGCTCGCACTGCCGCCCGGACACGGCCCTCGGCATCGTCGAGTGAGCGCACAGATGCGGGCCCGGCGCGTACAGCCGACGATGTGGTCATGGCGAGCGTCATGCCGGTGATCGTGTACCCGCCGGACGAGGAGGGCGGGCGCCGGGTGCGCGTGGACGGGGAGGTCCTGGGGCGGGCGCGCTCGTTGCGGGACATCGCGGAGTTCCTGCGCCGGGCTGGCCTCGACGACGACGTGGACGCGGCGTACGTGCGAGCGAGCGGACTCATCGAGTGGCGCGGCGGAGGGCCGGAAGCATGGGGACCGGAGGCATGAAAGCGCCCTGCCATCCATCGTGGATGACAGGGCGTCGAGGGTCAGACAGCTCGGAAACCTAATTCTGACTGTCCTTCTTCAGGAAGGTGGCGACGCTCATCCCGATGCCGAAGGCTGCTGCTGCGGCGACAGTCCCGGTGCCAGTCGCGGCGTAGAGACTCAGGTCGCCGACATTCGAGGCGAAGATGCCAGCCGCGAAGCCTATGTTGCCAGCTCCAAGCGCGAAGGACGTGACGAGCATCGCGCGCGATGCGGGGGCATTCTGCGGGGCAGGCTGTGTACTGTCCACTGTGGGTCCAGTTCTCTTGCAGGGACACGAGACCCCACCAAGGCCCGCCGGCAGTGCTGTGAGAGGTAGCGCCGGCGGGCCTTCGCGGTTGAGAGAAATCTTGGACGCCCCGACCGGCAAAGGCGAATCCGATCTAAGGATTTCGCGACCTCTGTGGTTTATCCCTCAGTTCTCATAAACCCCTTCCCTGCGGCTTTTCGCCACGTTTAGACTCTTGCGATTCGAGTGGACAAAAGGCTATAAAAGCCCTCAAATGTTTTAATTCACTCCTGGAATTTTCGTGCGCTAAGCTCGCCTAAATACTGATAAATATGGCGAATCTCGGTGAACGCCTCTATCGGCCCCGGTCCCGAGTGCCAAACCACACGGCAGTGCCCGTTATGGGTGACCCGAGCGCATCCCCAGAGGCTCAAGCGGCGGTCGTCTTCTCGGTCCAGGTGCGGCCGCAGTCCGTGCAGCGGACGACCGGAGCTTCCCCGTCCCCGCCCTCGACGACCAGCTGGCCCCCGCACGGGTGCGGACACGGGTGCGGTACGGCCTCGACGCGACGGGCGTCACCGAGGGCCCGACGCATGAGCTCGCTGGCCATGCGCGCGACCTCGACGATGGCGCCGCGCTCGCCGTCGTCGAGTCGCCGGGCCGGACCGGGGCGGTCTGCGAGGCGCGCGGCGAGCCAGGCCGCGGCCGCCGTCGCGGTGCGCTGCCCGGTGAAGCGCCACCGGGCCGGGTCCGCGGCGTCCTTCGCGGCGAGCAGCACCGCCGCCTTGTGCGCCTCGTCTCCCCAGCCCTTCCCGTTCGGGGCCTTGACGGGCTCGCGCTGGATGCGGGAGGCGAGCCAGTCCGCAGCCGTGACGAGACCCGTCTCGACGGTCGTCATGACGTCCAGGACATCCACGTCGACGGGGGCCGGGCGAGGCCCGGGGGCGTCCGGGTTGCTGTCGGCTCGCTCCTCGGCGAGCTCCTGGCGCTCCTCGTCGGACATGAGCCGAGTGATGCCCATGGCCGGCGGCCAGCTGGTGGTGGGCCGGGTGCCGGCACGCTCCTCCAAGGTGGACCAGCGGTCGACGACCGTGTCGAGGTGTCCGATCGGGCACTCGGGGTGCGGGTGGATCTCTCGGCCTGCCTCCTCGTAGCAGAGGCGGCAGGCGAGGAGGCGGGGCGGCCGGTAGGCGCAGTCGGCCTGGCAGGTGGTGCAGTGGCTCTTGCGGGTGTCGTGGGCGTCCTGGGGGTGGTTGCAGGCGCCGCAGGTATTGGGCGGGGTGGGGGTGGTGGCTGCGGTCACGGTGCTGCTCCGGTGTCTGGGTGGGGCGGTACGGTGATCACTGCCGGGGGCGCGCTGGTCTGGCGAGACGTGAAGCGCGCCCCTTCCGCATGCTCAGCGTGGGATTCGGCTTGGCGACCGCGAGGCCTTCCGCATGAGGCGTCGCAACTCGGCCTGGACCGCTTGCTTTGTGCGCTCTTTCATGCGCTGCATGGCGTCCTCCAAGTCCCGCCCGGATGTCTCCTGGTCCGGCATGAGGTCGGCGAGGGCCTGGTCCCAGTTGGTGAAGCGGACGGCACGGTCGTCGAGATATGCCGTGGCGGGGAGCTTCCGGTTGGTGACGAGGAGGCGATCTCTGTCGTTCCAGAACTCGCAGGTGGTCTCGCCAGGCGGCTCCCACGTGATGTTGAACTCGCCGCGCTCGAACAGCCAGTCGGCGACCTGCTGGGTGTTCCGGCTGGTGAAGACAAAGACGGCGTCCTGCTCCATGAGTTGGCGCAGGCCGTCGAGGGCGCCGGGCATGGGCTGGTCGTAGATGCTGCCGTCCTGCCAGCCGCGGCGGTAGGAGTGGATCACTCCGTCGAAGTCGACTGCGATGGTCATGAGGGGCGGTTCCTCTGCTCGATGATCTCTGCGGTCTGGGAGATGCGGAGGGCATGCGGGTGGGAGCCCCAGTGGCGACAGCGGATGACCTTGATGTTCGAGAAGCCGCACAGGCGGTACTCGTTGTCGACGAACACCACCTCGGGGTCGTCGGGGGACAGTCCGCTGTCCCGGCACCAGGCCCGGAACTCGTCGTAGTTGATGGCCAGCACGACCAGGATTGTGCGACCCGTCATGACGGGTCCTTCGTGCCGAGGACGGCTTCGCGGAGTTCAACGAGCCGCTCGTCCCACGAGCGCGCGAGGGACGTCCCGAGCCTCGGTGGACCGGCCTTCACCCACCGCTCGTACAGGGCGATGACGCGCTGCACGGCGGCCTCGGAGTCGCGGGTGAGGGCGGCGGTGATGCGGGTGACGGGCAAGATGACGGCCAGCACCGCGTCTGCGACGTGCTGGCCCATGTCCCCGGGGAGGTCCTGGTAGAGGACGCTGCGGACAGCAACGGCGATCTGTTCGCGGAGCCAGGCCGGGGCGGTTGCTGCCTCGACGGCGGCAGCGTGCTCGACGCGCGCGGTCTCGTCCTGCCGGATGGTGTCCATGAACGAGGGCGGGACGACCGGGCCGCAGTGCTGGTCCTCGTCCTCGCCGTACGAGTCGAGGTCCGCGGCGACGGCGGCCGTGAGCTCGTCGAGCCGCCCGGCCTGCCGGATCACGTCCTCCAGGTCGGCGTGGCTGTACGGGTCGTCGTCTTGGATGGCGCCGATGTCGCAGAGGGCGCGGCGGATGCCGTCGAGCTGGTGCTCCTTCGCGCGGCGCGCCTTGTGGGCGAGGCGGTTCCGGCGCCGGCACTGGGCGAGTTCGGTCTCAGACTTGCCGAGCGCCGCGATCGCGGCCTTCAGCTGGTGGCGGAGCTCGGGGTCGTTTGGGACCGAAGCCAAGACGGCGTCGGCGAGGGCGGGCACCCATTCCTGCGTCTCGGGGCGGTCTGCGAGCGAGTACGAGACGTCGTCCATGGCGTAGTTGTCGAATGGAAACTCTCGGATGACGGTGACGATCTGGTCGCGTGCTGGCGACGGAGTGGGCGGGAGGCTGCCGTCGAGGTAGGCCGTGCCGATCGAGGCCTCCAGGCGCTGCACGATCGTCTCCATGGCGGCCTCGGCCGTGCCTCCGTCCAGGATCTGAACGGAGGCGGCAAGGCCGGTGAGCATCCCCGAGCCGAAGGCCATGGCCGTGGTGCCAGCCGTGCCCTCGGTCAGGACCTTGGCCTCTGTGAGCAGGGCCTTGATGTGGGTACGGGCGCGGTCCTCGCCCGCGCTACCGGTCTGGGGCTGGCTCATCGGCGCGCTCCCTGCCGGTCGAGGTCGGTGATGATCGCCTGGCAGACCGCGGCGATCTGTACGACCTCGGCGCGGAACTTCGTCAAGTCGCGCTCGGCGCCGGCCTCGTACGCCTCCTCCAGGAGGATCGTCATCCAGCACCGCTGGGCCGGGTCGTCGTTCGCCGCGCGCAGGCCCTCCGCCAGGCGCTCGAACAGCGCCACGTTGTGGGCGCCGGTGATGATCGGGTGGTGCTGGTCGCCGAACTGCTCCAGCTGGCGCTGCCGTTCGGCGTCCACGGCCTCGGCGAAATCCCTCATGCCGGGTGTGGTGAAGAGGGCGAGGTAGCTCATGTGTCGCTCCGGGGGTGGTTGGTGCGGCGCCGTACGGACCGAAGGAGCCGGGCGGCGAAGGGTGGGGCGCCCTCGTTGTGGTGGCCACAGACGATCGCGGCGACCGTGACGACGAGGACGAAGACCGCGACGACGTGCGTCATGACGGGGCGTCGCCGGGGAGCCGGTAGCCGGCCTTCTGCAGGCTGTGGATGAGGTCGGAGGCGTCGAGGCCGTGGCCGTCGTTGACGTCCACGAACCAGGACTCGACGATCTCCAGCGCGCCCACGAGGCTCGGCCTGTCCGGGGAGTCGACCAGCTCGTTGCGGAGGCGACGCACCTCAGAAATCAGGGCGGGTACGTCGGTGCGGGCGTGGGCGATGAACACGGCGTCCGCACGGACCTGCGCCCAGTCCTCCTCGGCCGTCCACTCCTTATGGGCCGGATCGTTGTCGAGCGGTTCCTCTTCGAATCGGGCGATCTCACGGCGCGCTCGGTAGCCGCAGCCGGTCTCCTCGAGGTCGGCCGCGATGTCCATCATGCTGCCGCTCTCGTAGATGCCCCATGGCCCGGGGGTAGCGGCGTCAGCACGGCTCTCGAGGACCGTGAATCGCTCGTCAGTGAGGGGCGGTTGGTCGATCACTCGGTGCTCCTGGGTGGTGGGTGGGGTGCCGGCCGCCCGTACTTTCAGCGGGCGGCCGGGTGGGGTCAGACGTGCCGGAAGGTGATTTCGGCGAGTGCGGTCCGGGCCTCGGCCACCGTTGTGAGGCCCTCGGCGAGGTCGCCGATCAGTCCGACGGCGTGGTACTCGCCTTCGTCGGTGGCGTCGCTGAGGCGTCCAGCGATCTCGGAGATCAGCTCGAAGACGTCGCTGTCGGAGTCGCCGTCCTCCTCGCCGTCGTCGTCAAGCACGTCGAGAGCGGTCTGGTCAGGGTTGACGGGCGTTGACGGGGCGTCACCGGGCTGACGGAGGGCCTGGTGCTCGTCGCCTTCGTCGTCGCAGATGGCGCTGCCGTCGGTGAGCACAGTCCAGCCGTGGTCTCGGAGGACCTCGTGGGCCTGCTCGACGTTGGCGAAGAGGACCGTGTGCGAGTCGTCCACGTCGAACTGGTACTGGCAGACAGCGCACTTGACGGCCACGACGACCTCGGCGCGGAAGCCAGCGGGCAGAGGGCTCGGCGACGGGCCAGCGAGGGCCGCTCGCAACTCCGTGGCTAGCTCCTCGGCGCGGGCGGTCGCGGCCAGGCTCGTCGCGAGGTCGCGGCGTGCGTCCTCCAGCTCGATGGCGGTCTTGGTGTACAGGCCGATGGCGTGCCGGGCGCGGTCCTCCGGCGTGGGCTCGAACGGCTGCCAGGCGGTGGCGGCGTCGTACACGTCGCGGGCCCAGCGGGCGTCTCCGAGCGCGGTGTGCGCGGCCTCCTCGGTCGGTGGCTCTACGCCGACCGCCCGGGACAGCACGTGCGCGCGCCACGGGAGGGGGCCGGCAGCCTGGGCGCCGATCTTCGCGGCGGCGAGCTGGACGATGTCGTACGGCCGGTAGTGCCACTGGGCGGAGCCGGGGCCGAGGAGCTTGCGAAGGAACCGGTCGTCGAAGCCGGGGTTCGAGCCGACCAGGACGGCGCCGCGCAGGACGTGGACGATGGCGTCGATGGCGCTGGTGCGGCTCAGCGGCATGATCGGGCCGGAGCCGGTGAACGCGGCACCCCACTCGGGGTCGACGAGGTGGCGCTCGCGGAAGCGGCCGATACGCAGGGCCTCGGGGTCGGCGACCGTCCGGTCGATGGCGAACTGCCACACGTACTCGGTGTCGATGGTGTGCGTGCCGTCCTGTCGACGGAGGATGACGGCGACCTCCCAGGCCTCGCCAATCTCGGCGTCGAGGTGGGTGGTCTCGCAGTCCACGAAGGCGATGTTGATCACGAGGGTCTGCTCCTGGTGGTGGAGTGAGATGGTGGGCTCGGCCGCCCCCGGTTCGAGCAGGGGCGGCCTTCGAGCTGGTCAGGAGTCGGCGGCCCAGGAGTCGACAGCGGCCTGCGCCTGCTCGTGCTGCTCCCACAGCCCGGACGTCATGGTCGACACCGCACGGCCGGCGAGGAGGTCCCGGACCGTGGCGACGACCGCGCCTGGGCGCGCCCAGCGAGGCAGCGTCGGCAGGAACTCCGGGTCATGGGCGAGGCTGCCGCTGCTCTTGCGCGGTGCCCACTGCCACTGCTCGGCGGGGTGGTCCCACATCAGGGCGATGCCGTCCTCGTGCGCCTCGGCGGTGTCCCAGTCGAGGTAGGCGTTGAGCATCGTGGTGCAGCCGGCGTCCGGGCCGGTGTCGTAGCGGTCGATCTCGGCGTCGGATGTCCAGTAGTCGTCGGGGCACAGGCCGTTGGCGGCGAGGGCGTTGACGACGGCGGTGATGTATTGGTCGTGAGGGAGAGTGCGGGGCTCAGGCACTGCGCACCGCCGGGACCTCCGTGACGGCCGTCGACGACCCGTCAGCGCCCAGCACATCGAGGGCCAGGAGCCGGACGTGGCTGTGGATCCGCTCGTACTTCTGCTCCGTCCCATGCCCGTCCCACTGCGCCCGGGCGTCGCTCGGCTCGACGGCCGTCACGTGCCGGAAGAGGTCGGCGTCACGAGGCGAGATGTGCCAGGACATCTGCCAGCCGCCGGCCACGAGGTACAGCAGCTGCCAGCCGTCCTCGTCGATGTCCGGGGCGGTAGTGATGACGGTCGTCGACGGGTGCAGCGCGGCGAGCCAGGCGAGCAGCTGCGCCCGCTCCCGGTACGCACCGTCCCGCTCCTTCCCGGCGGTCTGCGCCTCCTGGACCTTCGCGTTGAAGGCCTCGACGGCGGTGTCGCGCTCCTCGGCAAAGGTGTCGGCGTGCCGCTTCCAGCGCGCAGCCTCATCCTTCACCTCGGCCAGGGCCGTCGACAGGATGGTGACCGGGTCGCCGATCGGGGTGGAGTCCCCGTTAGTACCGCGCGCGAGGGGCTGGAACTGGGGGCGAACCGGTTCCGGTTCCTGGTTCCTGCGGAAGAGCTTGAGTGGCATGGACATGCTCCGGTTTGGTGGCCGGGGCGGGTCCCTGCGTGGGGACCCTGTCCGCTGCGGGTTAGTGCGGGGTTTGGGGCAGTTGGTCGAGGGCGTCGCCGATGTCGTGGGCGAGGGCGCGCCACCGGGTGGCGAGGGCTGGGGCGTCGGTCTGCTTGGCGTCTGCGGCGGTGAGGAGGCCTTCGATGATCTCGCCGAGGTCGTCAGAGCCTGTCAGCCGTACAACGATGGCCATCAGAACGGGGGTTCGTTGTTGCTGGGGCCGGTAGCCCAGGGGTCGTCCTGGGGCGGGCCCTGGCGGTATTGCTGCTGGCCCTGGGGCCGCTGCTGGTTCTGCGGGGGCCGCTGCTGGTCTCCGCCGTTCTGCTGGCTCGCGGCGTCCTTCGACACCTTCGCCACGGCGTACGCCAGGTTCGGGGCGATGGAGCGGATGAGGAGTGCCGGCCGCTCGTGCTTCTGGCCGTCCTTCTCCCATGACTCGGTGCGGAGTTCGCCGGTGACGATGACTTCCATGCCCTTGGCGAGTGTCTCGGCGACGTTCTCGGCGAGGCGCTCCCAAGCGGTACCGCGGATGTAGAAGACGTCACCGTCCTCCCACACGTTCGTCTGCTTGTTCAGCCGACGGGAGTTGAAGGCGAGCGGTACCGATGCGACCGCCTTCTGGGACTGGGTGAAGCGGAGCTCGGGGTCGGCGGTCAGTCGGCCGACGCCGGTCAGGTTGGGCAGCAAGATCAGATCTCCTTCGGGAGTTCGGGCTGGATGGGGATGGCGGTCTGGTCGGGGTGGACGCCGGGCGTCGTGACGGCTGTGACGGTTGTCGTCACGCGGCGCTGACGGGGTGTCGACTTCGGGATCAGACCGAGCTTCTGGCCGCAGATCAGGCCGTAGCCGCGGTCCCGGGACTCCTTCGTGCGGAGTCGACGGGGGCAGTAGCGGCACTTCATTGGCGTCTCTTTCGACGATGCTCGGCGAGGCTGGTCACGCCCACGGGGAGCGCGAGCTGCTCGGCGCGGTTGGGGCAGGTGGCGACGTGGGGCATGTGGAGTCGCTCCCAGCCGTTGATGGGGAGCTCGGTGGTGGGGCGGCGGGAGCGCCAGGTGCCGACGCCGTCGCAGCGGACGGCGGTGTTGCCGGCGGAGTCGGGGTCGGGGTCGACTGCGAGGCGCTTTCCGGCCTCGGTGATGGTCCAGAGGATGGGGCGGCGGCAGTCGTGGCATGTGGCGAGTCGCTTCATGGCGTGGGGGTTGGGGTGTGGGCCGCGGTGATGCGGGCCTGGTGGAGGTCGGGGGTGAGGGTGCAGGGGTGGCCGGGGGTGGCCTGGCAGATGGACTCAGGGCATCGGGTTGACATGACCCTGATCCAGTCGATTTGCCGGGCTTCGTGGACGTCCTTGCGTCGGTCCTGCGTGCTGCGCTGGTTCGTGCACAGGGCGCCGACCTGGGCTCGGCACCAGGTGCATTGCACGGCCATCGCGGCGAACCGGTACGGGCGGCGAGGGCGAGCGACGGTCGTCATGACGCCTCGGCCTCCTGCTCCTGGCCCTCGTCGCGGGCGAGGCTGAGTGCGGCGGCTGAGGCAGCCTTGATGCGGGACTCGGTGGCGTCGAGGTCGGCCAGGGCGAGGCCGGCGGCCGCGCGCTGGGTGTCCTCCAGTCGGATGGGGTGGACGTCGCGGCGTCGGCGGCCGCCGGTCGTGCAGCTGTTGCCGGGGGCGGCTCCGCAGCGGCGGCAGGGGCGGCCGCGGGGGTCCTGGGAAGCGTCCCGGTCGGCGGGCATCTTGCCGATGGCGGCGCGGACCGCGGCTGCACGACCCTCGTACGGGCCGTGATCATCGCCTGGAGGCAGCGCGAGGCGATCACCGACCCCCAGGGACATCCCGATGCTCCTGGGGCCTGTGAGGCCGTCTGCGGCGGCTCGGATGAGGGCGCGGACGGATGCGGCGGACTCGGCGCCGGTTTCGGTGGGGTCTCCGTTGTAGACCACGTTGGCCAGCTCGATGCGCTCGGCGCGACGCTCGCGGATCTCGGTGACGATCTCGGCCGGGGAGACGAACGGCTTGCGGCGGGCGACAGCGATGACGGCGGCGCGGGCCTCGTCGACGGCGTACGGGGCGAGGATCTCACCCCAGACGTCGGGGGTGTACTCGCCGAACTTCTGGGCCGGGCAGGCAGCGGCGACGTACTCGGCGATCTGAACAGCTTCTTCTTCGGTCACTGGGGCTGTCCTTCCTGGCGTGCTGCAGCGCGGGCGGCGGCGCGGGCGCGGGCGCGGTCGAAGACGGATTCACCGGCGGGCTGCTGGCCTGGCGCGGTACCGGCCGGGCCGGTGGTGTTCATGACCTCGTGGACGACGCTCGCGAGGGTGGCCGGGTGGAGGCCCTTCTGCATCCAGCGGGCGATGCCGCGGCGGATCCAGTCCGGGTGGATGCGGTCCTCATCGAGGAGGACGCGGATCTCCTTGGAGAGCTGGCCGATGACGCGCGACGGGGGCCGCTCGGAGCAGCGGTCCAGCCACTCGCCGACGATCGTCTGCGCGGTGACGGGGGTCTCGGCTTCCTCGGCCTCAGCGTCGTCGACCGGCTCGCCCTCGATGACCTCGTCTGGTGTGCCGTCTTGAGGATCAGTCGAAGACGGGGGGTCCCCCACAGAGTGAGGTCCTGTAGAGAGAGGAGAGAGAGTAGGTGTCCGGGATTCCCGGACACTGACGTCCGGGATTTCCGGACACTGAGACTCGTCAGTGTCCGGGTTTTCCGGACACTGGGGTTCAGCGTCAGTGTCCGGAGATTCCGGAGACTGATCCGGTTCAGTGTCCGGGTTTTCCAGACCCTTAAGTTGGGGTCGAGGGTCCGGTGTTTCCGGACTCTGAGGGCCGTCAGTGTCCGGTGAATCCGGACCCTGGGGATCAGGGTCAGCGTCTGGAATCACCGGACACTGAAGGGGGAGGATCCGGTACTTCGCCGTCCCGTTCTTCTGGCCGGCCGTGACCTTCTCCAGGACGCCCTTCTTCACGAGGGCCTTGAGCACTTCGTAGATCTGCGGGCGGGACACCTGCGCACGGCGGAGGATCTTCTCGGACTCGACGCTGGACCAGGTGATCCGCGTGGTGTCCCGGGCATCGTCCGCCAGCACCGAGAGCGCGAGCTTCTCGCGGTGCGTCAGCGTCGTCGGTGCGTAGTCGAGCACCTCGACGTACAGGCGGCTGCCCACGTACTGATCTCCGTTCTGGGGTTGTGCTGGTGGTGGCTGGTGGCCCGGCGGCCGGTCTCATCCGCCGGGCCACCAGCGCTCATCGGGAGGCAGGGACCTTGGTAGAGCCGGTGCGCCGGTACTCCCTGTTGGCGAGTGAGTTCGCGTCCCGGCAGGCCTGGTCGATCGGCTCGCGCTTGCGGCGGTGCCTCTCGTACGCGGACTTCGTGCCGCACGGCGCCAGCGGGCGGCCCGCTCCTGGAGGCTTCGGCTTGGGCTTGCCTGCCTGCTTCGCAGCACTGGCTACGGCGGAGTGCTTCGCGCGCTGCGCGCCCGTGAGCCCGGCCACGATCCCGAAGCGCAAGGTGTCTGCCGTCAGCGATTCACGAGCGAGGATCGCCTCCAGGCACTCCTCGCGGACCGGGCAGACCTCCATGCAGATCTTCTTGGCCTTGGTCCAGGTGGCCTTGGAGAACCACATGTTCGGGTCCTGGTTGCGGCACACGGCCCTCAGCTCCCACTCCCTCGATGTCTCCGTCACGGCCACTCCTTCGGGGTGTGCTTCGGGGCGTCGGGCCAGATCTCCTGGCACCGGCTGAGGTCCGGCGAGGGTGCGCCGGGCTGGGTCTCGCGGCGGGCGGCGGCGATGGCCGTACGCAGCCGCTCCAGGCCCTCCGCGTACGACGGGCGTCCGGGCGGCCCGTGCACCCCGGGCCCCCTGCGGGGGCTGCGGAGCGTCGCGGCGTACGAGGTCAGGGCGATGAGCCAGAGGACAGACAGGCCGATGGCGACGGCGTTGACGGGCGTCATGCCGCCACCTCCGGAGCCCCGACGTAGGTCCCGTGTTCGCGGTAGTACTTGTGGGCCACAGCCTTCGCTGCACGGCACGGTTCGCAGGGCTTTTCCTTGTGGCGGTAGTGCCGGTGGTATCCGGCCTTCGTGCCGCACTTCGCCGGCTGGCGCGACCGCCGGGGAGCCTGCGCTGCCTCGGCCTTGCCTCCCGGGAACCAGGCCAGCATCGTTGACCCGCTCACCCCGAGCCGCTCACAGATGACGGAGTACGTCAGCCCGTGCGCGAACCCCACGGTGGCGGCGTAGAAGGCCTCGTCGGCGCTGAGCGTCCACTCCCCGCGGAGGCCGTTGAGCGCGCGCTCGACGGCGATCAGGTCGAGGCAGGCCAGCCCGTCGGGGGTGGCCATCCACACCGTGGGGGCGCCCATGGGGACGTGGATCCAGTCCCGTTGCCGACCCACCGGCACGCCCAGGTAGATGGGGAGGGCGACGTGCCGCATACGCTCGGGGAGCCTCATTCGCTCACCGCCGTCACGTCGCGCACCCACGCCAGCGCGGTGTCGTCGAGCTGCTCGCGCGCCCGGGTCACCGCCACGTAGGCGAGGCGGGCCTCCTCGCGGGGCAGGATGACCAGACCGGTCGCCTGGTCGGGCTTCGGCGCCCGGAAGTCCGCGTGGATGCGGACGGCCGGCCACTCACGGCCCTTCGACCGGTGCGCGGTGGAGACGACCAGCTCGGCCTGCTGCTCCGAGCACAGCCCGTCCGCAGCCGCGGCGATCCTGGTCGGCCCGTGCTCATCGATGAGCTTCACCAGGACCTCCAGCGAGCCGTCTTCCTCGGCGGCGTACTGGCGGACGTCGTCCCATGAGGCGAAGCCGCAGAGTTCGGGGTGGTCGGTCGGTTGGCCGCCCTGGAGGGCCTCGGCGGCCCAGGCGAGGCGCTTGATGTCGCCGCCCCCGCCGACCAGCGCGACCTTCCGGCCGATTGCGAGGCCCTCCATGACGATGCCCATGGCGCCCGCGTTGGTGCGGCAGAGGATCGCGTCGGGGGCGTCGAGCTGGCCGACGGCGGACTCGGCGGCCTCCCAGCCGGTGAGGCGGAGAGGGGCGTCGATCAGGCGGAGCCAGATGTTGGCGCGGGCGGCGATCGCCGGGCCGAACCTGAACGACTGGCTCAAGGTCAGCTCAGGGCAGCCGAGTTCGCGGACGAACTTCTCCAACGCGTCGTTAGCACCGCGCCAGCTGTAGATCTGCTGGGCCGAGTCGCCGACCGCGATGCGCTGCGCGTGCTCCTGGTTGAGCAAGACGGCGGAGAGCACGTCGTTGGTGTCCTGCGCCTCGTCGAGCAGAACCACGTCCGTCGGGATGCTCGGCTTCGTCAGCGCCCACATCTTCAGGTAGTGGTCGTGGGAGAGGTTGAGGACGCTGTCGTCCTGCTTCAGGTCCTCCCACGCTGCCCGGGCGACCGGCAGGACCAGCTTCTCCAGTTCGGCGCGGGCCTGCCGCTTCGTCAGGCCGTCGTAGCGCTGGATGTGCTTGGCCGCGATCTCCGCATCAGCGCTGTGGCAGTAGCGCTCGACGGTGTCCAACGCCATCCGCATGATGACCTTGCTGGTCATGGCCTTCGGGTGGCCGAGATCTGTGGGGATCGTCGGGGTCGCACCGATGATCCCGAGGATCGAGCGGACGTCCAGAGCCTGCGCGGCCTGGTGGGCAGTCTGGCGAGGCCGCTGGAGACGGCGGCCATACCGCGGGTCGAAGGCGAGGCCGTGGCCGGTCTTGCAGAGGACCGTGCCGGGGAAACTGCGGCGGGCGTCGGCGGCGATTGCCGAGTTGTAGGCGACGTACGTCATCCGGCGCCGAGGGTCTGACCGGGCGATCATTTTGAGCGTCGAGGACTTTCCGCAGCCCGCGCCGGCCTGGAGGACGAGGTCCAGCCCGTCGCCGTACGCGTCGATCGCGTCGGTCTGTTCTGGGGTGGGGTTCACCACTGGGGTGCACCTCCTCTCTGGAAGGTGCGGGCCCGCCCCGCATGGGGTCGGGGCGGGCCCGCGGTCAGTGGTGAATCAGGCGGACTGAGCGGCGCCGACGTACAGGGCGTCGCCCGCCTCCCGGATGGCGTGGTCCTCCAGGCCTTGGACCATCGCGGCGAACTCGTCGGCCGGGTTCTCGCGGTCGCCCCACTGCGTGAGCGTGTCGAGGAGGGTCTGCGCCTCGCCCTTGGTCAGTTCGTTCGCGGAGGAGAGCGGGCGGCCGACGATCAACGAGGTGGACCGGAGACGCTGCTCGCGCAGGTCCTTGTGGCCGAGGCCGACCTTGGTGAAGCAGGCGTGCATCATCCGCATCTGCGGGGCCGTAACGGGCTCGTAGCCCTGGCCCTGCTCGGCGTCCGACGGAGCGGCGGCCGGGGTGCCCGCGCTCTGCCCGGCGGGCGGCGCTGACGGGGCCGACGGGGCGTTCGTGACGGGCTTGACGGCCTGCCCGTACTCCCGAATCAGGTCGCCGAGCTTCCCGGGCTCGCCCGTCTTCGGGTGCAGGAGGTCGGCTCCGAGGAGGTTCCGACTCTGCGCCTGGCCGTGGATCTCCAGCGCTCGGTCATACGTCAGCCCCTCGCGGACCAGTTCGTCCACGATGGCCTGGACCGGGTCGACGCCCTGGCCGAGCTGCTCCAGGATCGCCTCGGCGAAGTCGGGGCCGGGGTGGTGGACGCACGCGTCTTCCAGCGCGGTGTACCGGGTCTTAGTCACGGTGCCGGTGCCCGCAACCATGTCGATCACGACGTCGACTTCGTACTCGGCGCCCTCACGCTGGACGGTCTTGACCCCCAGCTTCTTGACCTTGCCGCCGGTCAGCTCGTAGTCGTTCTTCGTCCGCATCGTCACGATGACGTGGCCGGGGAAGCCGAGCAGGGCGTCCAGCATGTCCTGCTCCAGCTTGTTGACCGGGTCCCAGGCGGAGAACTTCCCACCGCTGATCTTCCTGCCCTCTTCCTCAACGCGGGCGAGGAGGCCGCCCTTGCCCGCCCAGAAGTGGCTCCAGGAGTCGACGATGAGGACGGCGAGCCGGGCCTGCTCGGCGGCCTTCACCGCGGCGATGAGGTTCTCGGGCGAGCAGAACGCCATCGGCAGGTGGGCGAACTCGTGGGCCTCGATGTCCGGGCGGCCGGGGACGGGGGCGTACTTGAGGGCGGAGCCGCGCTCGGTGTCGACGACTCCGATGGCGCCGCCGGCCGCGAGGCCCTCGGCCATACGAAGGGCGGTCTTGGTCTTGCCGGATCCGCCGGGGCCCTGGAGGGCAATACGGGCCTTGGCGGTCTCGCGGGTAGCGGGGGCGAAGGTGAAGGTCGTCATGACGTGCTCCGGTTGCGCTGGTGCGGCGGGGAGAGAAGGAGAGAGGAGGCGGCGAACTCGCGGAGGCGGTTCACGGTGGCCATCGCGGCGCCGTACTTCCTCCGCTTCCGCCGGAACTCGCCGTCGGTGTCGGTGTCGGTGCGCCGGTACTTGCCGTCGAGGTCCTTCTCCAGGGCGTCCGCCAGCTCCTGGCCGGCCTCCCTGCGAAGGTCGGCCAGGAGGGCGGCGGCCTCGTCGGGCCGCAGAGCGCGACCGCTGGTCAGGGCCTGGAAGCCGGTGGTGTACGCGCTCACTCGTCACCGTCCGGGTCGTACGCGGATTCGACGGTCATCGCTGCCACGGAGTAGCCAGTCGCGCGCTCCATGTCCCCGGCGACCAAGTCACCGCCGCCGTCCGCGTCGTCGATCCAGGCGAGCGAGACGCCTGGGAAACGGCTGCGGGCGTGGGCGGTGCAGTGCGCCCGAGCGGCGCGGGGTGTGGCGTACAGACCGAGGCGCATGGAATCGCACCTAGCCCGGTACACCGCGACTGTCGGGTGGAGAGCGGGCCAAGTCGGTGCCTTCGCGATCTCGCGTGCCCGCTCCAACAGGGCTTCGGCGTGCTCGGGCGTGAGTTCGGCCGCCTCGGTGAGCGCGGCGATGGCATCGTCGCGTGCGGCATCAGCACGGTCCTTCTGGCTGACGTACGACCAGAAGTTCGTCTCAGACGCCCTTTCGGAGGCGGTCAGCAGGCGTTCCAGCTCGGCCACTCGGGAGCGCTGCCAGCGGCGGCCGCGCTTGGCCGACTCCAGAGCTACCCGGAGCCGCTCGTACGCCAACTCCTCCTGCGCCAGGTCTACACGTAGGCGCTCAGCGTCGGCGGCCGTCTCCGGCGACTGGAGCAGCTGCGCCGACTCCAGAGCTTCAGCGGCAAGCGTCGCCAGGTCGTAGGCCGGGGCGTTCAGCCACGCAGCCTCGACAGTCTTCTTCGCCAGCATGGCGAGGCGCGAGATCTTCATCGGTCACCGCCGATCGCGCGGCGTCCACCGCGCAGGCCGGTCTGCCCGATGTTCGCCGTACGCCCCGCCGCCCGGCCATCCTGGAAGCCAGAGCCCTGGTACGTCGTGCGACGGGCCTTGAGCTTCCCGAACTCCGCCAGCACCCGCTGCTCGACGATGGCCTTGCGGTCAGCCAGCACCAGCTCGGTGCTCCGTCCCGTCGAGGACACAGCTTCCGGGCTGCTGGCCTCGGCGACGGCGCGGGCCTCGGCCGCCTTGATACGGCGGACCACTTCGTGACGGAACCCGAGAATCCACGACCGACGGTAGGCCCTGGCGTTCTCGCCCCAAGGCACGCTGACGTGGGCGAGCTGCTGGGTCATCTGGAGGAGCAGGGAGGTGTAGAGCAGCTCGGCGCGCTCCAGGTCCGACTGGAAGCCAAACATGTGCACCCGGTGCAGGGAGCCCCAGTCCCGGAGTACTGCCTGGCCCCGGAGCGCCTCCACGATTCCGGCGACGAGACTCTGCTTCTCCCGTGCCCACGGGTTGTCCATGGTGACGATCCGGTCAGCGGGAACGTCGGGCTCGGCGTTCGCGTCGGCGAGCATGGCCCGCTCGATGCCGTACTTCGCCATCAGCTCGCTGGCCTTCGCCGTGAACGCCTCAGCTTCGGCAGGCGTGGAGGCCGGGTCCTCGGCCTTGGCCAGCAGGGCGCGCACCCGCGCCAACAGGGAGTCATTGGGCTGCGTCATGCGGTCTCACCGCCCTTGGCGGCGATGGGCGTCACGGGCGTCCTGACGGACAGCAACGGGCCGACCTGCGCGACGATGTTCGCGAGCGAGCAGCGCTCCGGGCGCCCGTCGGCCGACATCAGAGGCATGCCGTCTTCCGTCTGCTGTCCCTGGAAGTACCAGACGTCCCCGTTGCTGTCCCTCTGCGGCAGCGCCAGGTCGTACACGACCCCGTCGACGAGGAACGGACGCTTCGCCGCCTGCGCGGCCCGAGCCCGAACCTGCGGAACGTCGTACGCCACCACCGACACCCGCACCCCATCGCGGTAACCGTCACCACCGACCGCGTGCGGCATCGGCCGCTCCGCGTCGTGCGTGATCCCGAAGTACCGGCGCCACTCCGACCACTGCGCCTGGCCCGTGATCTGCAACGCGACCAGGACCCGGTCGCCGTCCGTGCGGATGCTCTGGAAGGCCGGGTGCTGACCGGCGTGCTGCTGGATGGCAGCCGCGACCAGCCGCGCCCGCTCGCGGGACTGGTCCCATGCGACGGCCTGCTGCTCCAGGTCCGTCAGCTCCCGCTCCGGGTGTGGCTGGGCCTGCGGGTCCTGGGACCATCCGCCGGCGGCCGTGCGGTGCAGCACGGTGCCGTACGAGCGCTCCGGGTCGACCAGGAGACGGGCCTCGTTCAGGGCCTGGGCGATGGCGGCCGCCGGGTCGTTGGCTGCGGAGGCCAGCGCCGCGCGGATGACGCGGACGGCGTGGGGGAAGTTCTTGTTCATGCCGCCATCCCCTTGGGGGCACGCAGCTCGGCGCGCATCTCCTCCATCGCGCGGAACGTCATCGACTTCACGGCGCCGACGGTGATCTTCAGCTTGGCCGCCGTCTCCGGGCCCGACAGGCCGTGGAGGTAGCGCAGCTCGACGCACCGGCGCTGACTCGGGTTGAGCACGGACATTGCCCGCCGCACGGTGTCGGCGGCCTCGACGACCTCCAGCTCCCGCATGGCGTCGGTCTCCGCGCTGCGGTCCTGCTCGACGGCCTCGAAGAACTCGTCGGTCGGCCGCTCGTACCTCGTCCGCGCCGACTTCAGGTGGTCGAAGTACAGGTTGCGGGCGATCGTCACCAGCCAGGCCTGGATGTTCGAACCCTGGAACTGGAAGGCGCTGATCCGGCGGAGCGCCCGGACGAAGACTTCCTGGGTCAGGTCCTCCGCGAGCTGGCGGTTCCGGACCCGGACGTAGAAGTAGCGGTACACAACCTGCTGGTTGTCGTTGTACAGGGTGGCGAATGCCGTCCGGTCACCGACGCGGGCCCGCTCGATGAGAGTGCGCTCACCTCCCGGCGAGGTGATCTTGGCGTTAGCCTGTGTGTTCACGGTCCGTTCTCCTTTGACGTAGGGGCTGGCGGGTTGTGGTTGGGGGCCGTTCCGGAATGCCGTCCGGGGCGGCCCTTCTTGTGTCAGGCGGCGGTGCGCTGCCTGCGCATGGCGTCGAGGACGGCGTGCGGGTCGAAGCGCCGGCTACGGCCGACGTAGATCAGCCCGGGCCAGAGCTCGCCCCGCTCCGCCGCGTCCTGGATCTGCTTGTCGATCCACGACGGCGACTTCCGCAGGAACTCCGCGAGCGATCGCTGGTCCATGAGCTGCGCGGGCAGGGGCTTCCGACCGTCACCAGTCCACGATTTACGCGTGGATGTGGATTCTCCGAGCGTGAAAACGACGGGCTCGAAGAGGGTCGTGACCTCCCGGCCGAGCGCCGCCGCGACGAGCTCTGCTGCTCGGTCGCTGCATTCCTCGCGCGCCGTCTTGCCGCTGCCGACGATGAAGCCGACCAGGGACTTCGAGAGCCCCTTCTGATCGGGGTCGATCTCTCGGGTCTTGGCGGCGAGGCGCGGAATGTCCAGCCCGGCCGCCGTCATGGCGGCCCGCAGCGGGGCACCTTTGTCCAGTCGTCGCATGGTGATCCTCTGGCCTTGTGGCCTGGATAGGGGTCGCGCAGGCCGCTTTGACCTGCTGCATCCACAGTCTGCATGTGGATGTGGATTCAGTCAAGGGGGGCGCACAGGGTTGTGTAAAAGGTGCACAAGGGTCGAGAGGGGTTACGTAGATGCGCCGCACCCGTCAAATACAGGTCATCAATCCACGTTCTACTTGCGTATGTAGATTTATTGCCCGATCCTCTTGCCTGTGACCACCGCCCCGAGCCACTCCGGCGAGCCCGACCGCCCCGCCGATGACTCCACCCCCAAGGGTGAGGACCTGGCGGCCCTACTCCTGCGTCTGTTGCCAGAGACCCAGCACACGCAGAAGGAACTTGCTACAGCAACAGGCATCAAGTACACGCGCCTCAACCAGTGGCTCACAGGGAAGCGCGGCACCACCCGCGTGGAAACTGACGAGCTGCACCGCATTGCCGACGCCCTCGCCCAGTGGGGAGCGGACGTCACCCGAAAGCAGATCTTCGAAGCCTCAGGCCGGCCCGTGCCCGGGCGGGCGAGCGAGGAGCGAGAGGCGCGACTGCTGAAGATCTACAGGGCGCTGCCCGACGCCCAGCAGCGAGACGTCGTGAAGTATGCCGAGGCCATGGCTGCGGTCACTCGCGTCTCGTAGCAGTCACTAAGGGTTGCCTTAGAAAGGGGTAAATTCACGCGACTGGGGCGGCAGAAATCATTCCGCCTCGAATATGACAACAACCTCCCCATCATCAATACACACAGGTACGATCAGTCACCCGCTGTCCTCCCGGAGCGGATCGTTCCATGCCGTCTGCGCATACCTGGGGGGATACCTGTGTGCATCCGCATCACCGTGGTCGACGATCTCGCAAAGATCGCCATCTGGGACCCGGACGAGGTCAGCATCCTCGTAGACAGGGGCACCCACCCCCACAACCTGATCAGAGAACTGCACGCGATCCTGACGGTCGACCTCGGCGCACCCGACATCCCCAGCGCCGGCCTCACCTGTTTCTGCGGCGACCCGCTTCAGCTCCCCGTCGAGCTTGCCCCGGTCCCCGCCATATCCGGCGCACCCACTCTCTGATCAGGAGCACACCCCGATGGTGCGCAAGAAGGCCCTCGCCAGGGTCACCAACAACCCACGCCCCAACCCGTCCATGCGCTGCGGCTGCCCGACCTGCCTGAAGCGGTACCCCGGCGACCGGCCGCCAGCCGACGAGCACATTGGATCGTGGGAGGCCCGCTACACCGATCCTTCCGGCAAGGACCGCAGCAAGACGAAGCCGACGTACGACGAGGCGGTGGCGTTCCTCGAAGAGACGCGCACCGAGATGAGGAAGCGGACCTGGATCGACCCGGCCCGCGGTGAGATCACCCTCGCCTCCTGGTGGACGCTGTGGTGGCCGACCCAGACGAAGGGCGAGCTCCGCATCGAGCACTGGACCCAGTCACAGCTGCGCGACGAGGGGATGTGGCGCAATCACGTCGCTCCGACCCTCGGAAGCTACAGGTTGTATGAGCTGGCGTGGCTGGAGATTCAGACCTGGGTCAACGACCTGCACGACGAGAACGGCGGCCCGCTCGCCGCCAGCTCGGTCACCAAGTGCTTCCAGGTGCTCGACAAGATGCTGACTGCCGCCAAGCTGGACCGGCGCATCCCGTTCAACCCGGCCGAGGGCGTCCGCCTGCCGACGGTGAAGAAGAAGCACCCGGAGGACCGGCGGCCGCCGACGTACGCGCAGCTGTGGCTGATCCGGCAGAAGCTGCCGGAGTACTTCCACGCGCTGCTGATCGTCGCCCAGGAGACCGGGATGCGCTTCCAGGAACTGGCCGGCCTCCGCTGGCACTGCGTCGACTTCGAGGGCCGGCGGATCCACATCCGCGAGGTCCTGGTGGAGCCGCGGGGGAAGATCAAGCGGAAGGCGTACCCCAAGAGCGACGCGGGCCTGCGGTCCGTGCCGCTCACCGGGCTTGCCGCCCGAGTGCTGCGGGAACTGTGGGCGGAAGAGCCGGGCGCGAGCCGTACTGTGTCCGAACCAGCGGACGGACTGCGGACGGAAGAGCTCGTGTTCCACGGGCGGAACAAGGTCCGCCGGGGTAGCAAGGTGAACGGCAGTGAGGGGGAGCCGTACCGGGCACCGCTGAGGCGTTCTGCCTTCCGTCGGGTGTGGACCGCCGCCATCACGGCAGCCGGGGTCGTCCGGAAGACCGTTCGCACGGTCACGGTGCAGGAGCGCGATGAGACGACCGGCCGGATCCAAGCGGTGAAGCAAGGCCGGACGGATTGGTGGCCGGACTTCCACGACGTCCGTGGCGCCTATGCCTCCAAGCTCCACGCCCTTGGTGTTCCCGAGGTCGTCACGCAGGAGATCCTCGGCCACGAGCGTGCGGGTGAGGTGACGTGGATCTACACGCACGCGGCTGCGGACTATGCGGGCCAGGTTCTGGCGGCGCTGGAAGATGGGAAGCCGGGCGTCCCGACGGGGAAGCTGCGGCGTCGATTCCAGGTGGTGACAGCGGCGTGA